TTAAATGATGTAAGTGTTGCTCTTGTTTTTTTATATTTAAAGTAATCATATTTGGGATTGGTGAAATGATTCTTGATTCCCAAATATGCTTGATAAGTTTCAAAAGGTGACATCAGATAGGCAATTTCGCTTTAGAGGTTCTCTTCATAAAGTTAAGACTAATCGCATCATACTTTAGTCTTTCTTTAAGAGGTTTAGAAACTAGTTTAGTAACCGATTCTACATCAATACCGTTGATTTCACAATAATGACAAATAGCATCAATATAATTGCAGTTTTCTTCTGCAACTATTTTTTCAATTTCTAAAGCAAACTTGGAAGGAGTAAGAAACTTATCTTCTATTGCTTTTTCTAATTCTTTGTTCGTTTCCGTTTGTTCCATAGATTCTATATTAATTTCTAGAAATGTCTCTAATATATTTGCCATAATTTAAGAGTAATAATATGTATTATAAAATAAAATAATCGTTTAGTCAAGCAGACATTAGTTCAAGTTTATCATTCACAAACTTTTTAATATATTCCACAACAAGTTTCATATATTTGTTCAGGTCTCTCTCTTCATAAACAACACATTCACCATTTTCACACGCCATAATAATTACAAGTTTTTTAACTTTAATATCTGTCATCTCGTAAAGTGCCATTCCATAGAACATAGCCTGAACGAAATAATTCTCAATCCAATCTCTTGGTTTTGGTTTTTTAGAAGTCTTAAAGTCTATGATGGCAAGTTCTCCATCAAACTCGGCAATACAGTCAGTAGTACCGGCAACACCAAGTTGTTTACTATATAGAGCTCCTTCCAGACAGTAGATATTATTAATCCTATTCAGTTCTGATTTTGCAATCTTAAAAAGAAAATCTGATATGGGTTGAACCGGAGGAAGGTCTCTATTGTAAAGATAGTTCTCAACCAGGGTGTGCATATCAGTTCCACGACTGGTTGCTGCCTTGGTGATTTTATCTGCCTCTTCTACACCAACTCTCTTACGCCACTTGACAAAGATTTCCTTATTAAAATGACTGGTTACCGAAGTGATGGAGACCAACTTCAGCAGTTGGTCCTCATCTGGCACAGAATAATATCGGACTCCATCAATCGTTTCTCTTTCAAGTTGAGGAAGTACATTATCAAGATGATTAAACATTAAAAACCTGCTTCTAGTTTAGCAATAATGTATTCTTTGACAAGTCCGGAACGAACAATATCATCTACACCAAACTCAATTATATCAAAAGATGGCATTTTACGCAATACTGTCATAAAATCAACGATTCCATTACGCTCATTTGTTTTTTGAAGGTCACTCTGAGACGCATCTCCACAGAACATAATCTTTGAGTTCTCACCAACACGAGTGATAATAGAATCTAGTTCGTGATATGACATATTTTGGAACTCATCCACAATAATAATAGAATTATCAAGCGTGGTTCCTCTGAGGAATGAAGTACTCCAGAACTTAATGGTTTCTTGAGACTTAAGATTGCCATAAAGCATCTCAAATTCAACATCATTTGAAAGTTGGAACATATACTTCACCATATTCTTATAAGGAATCTGGTAAATATCCGACTTGTCATCATAAGAACCGGGAAGAAATCCAATTTCTCTTGTGGCAACTAATGACCTAACAAGATAGATTTTTTCAAAAGGTGTTTTTTCATCTAAGACTTCACGAAGAGCATTATAAAGGGTGATAAAAGTTTTACCAGTACCGGCACACCCGTAGGCAACTAAATGTTTTTGATTGGCATAAGAATCAAAAAGTTTCTTTTGATTTTCGGTAAGTGGATCAATATCTACTAGATATTCACCACTTAACGGTTTTTTACGCTTTGCTTGACGAGTAGTAAGATCAACACCGATTGGTTGCTCTGCTCTTTTTCTTCTTGCCATAAGTGTTTAGAGTTTTTGTACTTTTGATCCGGGCATCTTTTGGGCACGACCTAGGACATCGTTCCACGAAGGGTGCTTGGAGGTTAGTTTATTCCGCCAATCACCTACTTCACCAACATTCATTTGTGTTGGAATAAGTGGTTTGATGTGAGGATTTTCTTTGAGATATGGGTCTTTGTCCGCCATATACATCCATTTCTCAAAGATTTCACCCGTTTCCGTATTCTCAAATCTATAAGTAGGGCACATAAGTTATAATAATTTACAAAAATATTTAGGGGTATATTAATTTATTTTTTTTCTTTCTTCCCATCTTTTTCTATTTGCTTCACCTATTTTTCTTTTATGTTCTTCGCTCATTTTTTTACCTTTATTAGGAGATGTTCTACCTTTTGCCGTTTCTTTTAATTTTTGTTTATGTTCTTCACTTCTATTTTTTGCATATTCGCTCAGTTTTCTTCGATGTTCTTCACTGAAAGGATCCATTTTTTTACCTCTATTCCAAGAACAAGAACTATTTCCCGTATTTGCTTCACTTATTTTTTGTTTATGTTCTTCACTCATTTCTTTTCCATACATAGGATTATTTTTACCAGTCTTTGATGCACTTAATTTTTTTCTAGTTTCTTCACTACAAACTCTATTTTTACTTGCTTTACTTAATTTTTTTCTAGTTTCATCTTTACATTTTCTACCTTTACTAAGTTCTCCAATTTTTTTTCTAGTCTCCTCAGAATGTTTATATCCACACATTCCCTCACCACCATCAGTTCTATTATGAAGAATACCAGTTCCTAAATCTAGTCTACCAAAGACAGCAATCATATACTTCTCGTGCTTGAACGCTTCTTCCTCTGTTATGTTTTGTTTCAGGAAGATTATTCTGGATTTATCTTTAGGAGCATTAACCCCCTTTAATCTTTTTCTATAAACCCTATCACCATTTCCCTTACCGACATAATAAGGAGTTCTATCTTCACGCAAATAAGCATAAGTATAAAATCTGTTAAGATTTACCATAACTGCTCTTTAGTTGACTGCATTAATATTTATAAGGGAGAAGTTTAACCTCTCCCACCTGTAGAGATTGCAGTCAACTTCAGGCATTTTTATTTAGGTTTTGTTTAAGGTGAAAGTTTTGCTTTTCTAAGCCTCTTTTCCTCATAATAACTGAAGATTTCAGGAACCCATTCTTTCATTACAGGAACCATTCCTTCACAGAGAGCCTGAATTTCTACCTGAGCATCCAGTTTAGCACGAAGGTCAAGAAAGTGAAGTGCGGCACGAAGAGAGAATGAAACTACAAAGTTCTGGCGGATATTCTGAGGAAGATAATCACGGAGATGTTCCTCTGCCATACCACGCTGTTCGTAACCCTCAGCATACCTCTCAGATGCTGCCAGACAGAACTTTAACTGCCTTTCGTAGTCTTCCCTAGTCCACTCATACTTGTGCCCTTTACGGTCCAGGTAGAGACCTTCTGGACGCACATAATAAACTTCTTCAGGTTTCAGTTCACCCTTGGCAACTTTAAGTACACGACGACCGGTATAACGCTGCGACTGAACATCAAAACTTACACCAACACGATGAGTTCGTGCCTGTACGATGACATTATGAACGAATCCAACACAGTCCAGAGAAATGGCAGGGTGCTCCAGCGGTCCCCAGTGCCCTCTTTCATTTGCCAGGAGTTGTTCAATCACCCACTTACCACAGTCCTTCTCACTTGGAGGAAACTTAGTATGAATGGGGTCTTCACTATAATCATTCTTACCTCCCTGATAAACCAGAGTTTGAGGAAGTTGTGTCTGACGAAGCATCACAACTTTCATATGTTGGTCAAGTTCAAGAAGGTCTTTTGCTTTAATTGGTTTCATTTTCCAAATCCTTTTGATGTTTTTGCTTCTAGTTCCGCAAGTTCTTCTTTTACAACTCGCAGTTGTGATTTCATTTGCTTAAGTTGTTCATCGGAATATAGGTGGTCCTGCCTAATCAATCTTTCCAACAATTTTACAAGTTTTTTTGCTCTTAAAGACATTAGTTAAAAAACCTCATCATAGTCAACTTCTTCTGGACGAATATCATCATACTTATATTGCTGAGTATCTGGATATACTTCTGCCTTGAGTGCGTCCAAGAGCAGTTCCATATTCCGAATAATTAATTTAAGTTTGTCCTTATCCATTTAGATTAATATTCTGTTTTGATTATACAAAAAAAGAGAGGACTTGTCAATCCTCTCTTTAGAAAAATATCACTTATAAAGCCACTGAATATACATTGATAAAATAATAGTCAAAAGAACTATTCCGGCACTCATTGAGACTATGAGATTTGCCATTATTTTGCTCCGATTAGTTGTGCTAATTGTGCTAAATGACGACGCTGTTCTTTTTGTTTTTGTTCTTTGATAAGTTGTAGGAAGTTGAGTTTTTTCATCACTTCGCCTCCTTTACAAACTTAACCCCACGATAAGTCTCATTATACTGTTGGGGTTGCTGTTGCGCCTGCTGTTGTTGCTGGCGACGAACTTCGGTGTCATAAGAGACACCACGATATACGACTTGTGACATTAGGTTTTCTCCTTAGTTTTTAGGTTAAAGAGCGTTCCTTCAGTCGGCGTTTGCGTTCGCTATTTGCGAATAGCGAATGAACGATCCGTTCCGCGTCGGCTTACTTCCGTCTGGATTATTCCAGATGAACGATACAATATATATTACCACAAAATCAAAAAAGTAGCAACCGATACTAAAAATGTATCAGTACGCTACTGTTTTAAAAACCTTAAGGAGCAAAAATTTTGGGGGAATTTTTTTGCCCGATATGGGAAATCACTTTCTCTTTTTCTTTTCGGGTGCTCTGTATCCCCAAATCTTAGGAGACACTCTTCCATATCCCCAATCAATTTTTGTAACTACATCTGGGCCGAACTTATCATAATACATATCAAAGATTTTAACTCTTGTACCACGACACAAATCCATATAAGAGTTTCCCTTTAATGTATAAGATACGATATATGCATCATTAGGAAAAGAAGGATCTTTAACCTGAGCAAGTGATGCGTTTTCAATCAGAATCTCACACCCATAACGAGGAGGAATATCTTTCTTTTCTTCCGGAGTCCATTCCATAGTAGTTTTCTCCTCGGTGATATTGCTTTCTACATTACGAACTCTACTCACGAACGACCTCCCCACACAATTTCTGGATATGCCTGAGCAACAATTTCTTTTGTAATCTTATATTTAGTTTGAAGTTTCTTATCCTTTACTAGGCATAGAATTTCTGCCTCTAGAGGATGAAGACCCTCCAGTACATTAATAAACATTGTTTCTCTACGAAGAGAACTCAGTCCATCATTTCCACCTCTTACAAAATTATAAAATCTAGTGTACTCTTTACGAATTGAAGAAAATCCTTGGTCTTGAGAACCAAGTGAATTAGAACCCATTTCACTCATTTTACCCACGGCATCTTCTATTTTTTCACTTAGAGTTCCGCTGAATGAATTTTGCTCCCCAACACTTGAGTATGGAACAATTCCTTCTGGAAGAGCAGATATTACGCTCTCATCAAAGTTCCAAATAAAAATTGCTTTGAGTGATGGATCTGCATATTTTTTCAGAATCTCAACTTTTTTAATGTTGGTCCTCTGCTTGGATACAAGATTTAAAATCTCAAATACAAAAGGATTTGCCGGTAAATCTTCGTTTACTGAGGCGGTTGTTTTTGGTTTTGCTTTTGCCTTTGTCGCTGTCATAATTGTTTAATATGTAATTATAATTGTAATGATATTTAGAGTTTATTCTTCATCGTCGTCAAGATCTTCATCTCCATCATCAAAATATCCTGGCTCAAATCTTACAGAAACAATTTCTTCATCAATAAGATCTCCGTCCTTATTATAAAACTCCGGATGATAGGCAATTTGCTTTGGTCCTTCCTGATGAGTCATCATATATTCTCTACTGACCCAACCTAACAATAGACCCATTACAAAAAATAGTACGGTTAAGAATGAACCTATAACTAAACTAGTTGCCAACATTTTTGTTCTCCTGGGAAACTACTCGACTTTCCTTGACTTTATCGAAAATTCAAGATAGATGGTTACTTCTCGTTTGAAAAAGGAAATTATCTTCTCGAATATAAGATGAAAAAGTTTAGGTTGTTTTCTTTTTCCTCCAGTAAGTATAAGTTCTACACCACGATTGGGTGTTATGCTATTATTTATGTCTGGCATTATACAATCTGTTGTTCCTTCAGAAATTTAACAGTATCAGTACATCCGCCAAGTTTTTTATCATCACAAATAACTTGTGGGAATGTAGAACCTTCCCCAAACTCCGCATAGAACTCTTGTTTAGTGAAGTCATCTCCCAAATTATACACCACAAAGTTCTTTCCTGTCAACTCTAGTACCTGTTTGACTTTATAGCAATATGGGCAATCATTCTTAGTATATACGGCAAAGTTCATTTTATTTTCCTCTTTAGTAAGTATATTTAATTTATATTAAAAACCATCTTCGTGCCAAGAACAGACATCCAGATATGATTGAATTGTAAATCCCGGTTTGCAGGTCCAATCAAAATCTATACATTTTCTTGAAAAAGATTTAAAAATTAAAGGAGTTATTCTATCACTAAAATCCTTAGCATATTGCCAATTAATTGCATCATCATAAAGGTATTTCTCAGGTTCAATCAGCATTTTCTTAACACAGTCATCAAATTTAGCACAGTAATGTGCTCCAATATAAGTCTCAGGTCGTGTCAAATAGTTTGAATATTCTGCAAGTTCATATTTTCCAATACGAACTTTATCAATAAGACTATTATACTCCAAAGGAATATCAAACAAGCAATAAAGATCCTTTGTTTCTCCCCAATAAATGTGATCTCTTGGATGAAAAAGTAATGAAGGAAACATTCCTGCAACAAAAATATTATCATTTGTATGATTTTTCATAAAAAATTCATACATACTCATCATACTATTGTAATTATATTTTTGATCGGATCTCATCTTTACAGAAAACTTTGTTTCGCAGAGTTTAATTCCGGCAAAAGATGTTGTAATCTGTAAATTTTTATTGCAAGTTCCCGGAGTTAATGGATATACACTTCTAACATATTTAACTTTTGGTGAGCGATAATGGTCGGGCCTATCATCCCCCCAACAAGAAACGATTATATTATTTACAAAAGGTACTCTTAAATACTCATCAATAATCTCATCAGTGTATTCAGTATATTTACCTTGAAGAATAATGTCTATTTTCTCACTTTCACTGACTTCAACAACATCTACACTATCTTCGGTTGAATTATTAAAGGTAAAGTAGATAATAAACTGTCCAAGATAAGTATCTTTCCAATATTCTCTGAATCCGTAGAGGTAGGTATCATCAAAGATGTGTTCGGTAACTTCCTTACCGCTTCTTTCATAAACGTGAAGTAAGTTACATTTGGTGAGATATAAATCTCGGAATTCAATGAACCTCTCTATTGCATCTTTATGGTCATTAATGTGCCATTCTCCAGCACAGTGCTTGACATTTTTAATAATAAAATCGTAGTTTTCTTTCGTAAAAATAGAATACTCTCCACCTTCACAATCAATCTTTAAAAAATCAACTTGGGTAATGTTGTTTTCTTCAATAATCTTTTTAAATGTTGTTGTGGAATATTCATTTCCATTATTTTCATAGATGTAGACACCCCTATCAGCAATCACAACACTATCACTTTCAAAGTCTGAAATTGCCTTATTAATGAAAGTTACTGGACCATGCCCAACATTCTTTTTCAGAGAATGAATAAGAGTATTGGAAGGTTCAACACAATATACTTGCTTGGGATTTTTACCTAAAATTGAATATGTAAATGAACCGCAGTTTGCACCGGCATCAATTACAATGTCTCCCGTCTTAATACGACAATGTTTCTCATATGTTCTCTCAATAAAATTCTCATTGGTAAACATCTGAGCATATTCTGGATCTGTTCCTCCCCAATCAAAATTGTCCGGAACCAAATAACTTGGAAAATACTTTTTAAGATTGTCCAAAACCGAACCACGATACTCATTTTGCATATCGTGGTTCTCATACAAATCCTTAAAGATTAAACCAGACTCTTCGTTTTTACCCCACCACCAACCAGAAACTGCTTTTTCAAACAGAAGACCATAAGTTCCAGGATATCCAACATCATGTTTAAGTGGAGGTAAATCCTTTTCTGTTAAATTCAAACCCTGAGTTGCTATAATATAAGCATCAGTCCACTGCTCTCTCTTACTATGAAACTTAGCAAGAAGATAATATGCTTCTGGACGATTTGGTAAGGTGTATACTGCATGTTGAAGTAAACCACGGGAAGTCAAATCTCTTGTTCCTTGCATTTCATAGCAAAAATGAGCCCATAATAGTGCCTCATAAGCAAGATTTGGATCTTCTGCTCTTTCTGCACATCTTAAAAAGTATGAAAGTGCAGGTGCAGTATGCCTTTGATTCCAATACCAAGCACCCACTTTGAGATTATTTTCGGCATTTTCTGGGTCATTAGTATATTGTGTAAGAAGATACTCAATCTGATTCATCGTAAAATCTTGAGGTTCTTCTTCTTTTTCTTCTACTTTCTCAACTGCAAATGATTTCATTTGTTCTTTGTTTTTCCAATAATTTAGAACAGTTTCTCTTGACTCATAATGACCTCTTTTTTGATTATTTTCAACTTCCCCATCTTCCTCTGGGGAAAATGTAGTAGCAAACTTGATATCTTCTACAAATAAAGGAATTACGGAACCACCTTTATTAATTGTTTCAAATAAAATATTTTCAACCAGAGGAACTGCATAATTATTAACACCGGGAATTTCAAGATGAAACTTTTTTTCGCCCCGACAATAGCTATCAATCAAGAGTTTTGCATAATCTCGTGTAAGAATATATGCAGTTGCCGCCCAATCATCCCATAATTTTTTTCTTATTTCAAATGTTTCATAGTTATCTCTGATTACTAGTAACTGCACATATAAGGAATCTTCGGGAATTGTTTCAATAAACTCTTCCCATGTAAAGTCCCAATATTGAATGGTTTCAAGACTTAAATCGTCTTCACAAAAGAATCCATAATCTTCATCGGTTTCTTCGTACCATCTACGAATTGCCTTAATGTGAGAGACTGCACAACCAATTGTCCCTCCATTCATTTGGTCTAAAAATTTTCCGGTAATTTCATCATCAGACTCAGAATATCTTTTGGATATAACTGCCTTTGGAGTAATTCCATATTCGGCAAACTGCTTCTCTAAATTTTGCTGCCTATCTACGCTTTCTTCTAATGAAACATAGTAGACTGATGGAAAGTTTTCAAGTTTGTTATTTTTCATTATTTTATGCGATTAGTAATTTTGTTCATTTTTATTAGTTTATTAATCATTCCCTCATAAATTCTTCAATTGTTTGAGTAGAACCAATATTTCTCCACCAATCTACATTATTGTCATAAGATTCATAATGAGCCTCGTGAATTGGTTGTTTCTTTCCCTCCTCTGTATTTGGGTCTAGATATGAAGGTAGGAAACTCAAATCTTCAGTGAATAAGGGAGCAGTATAGACTTTACCTAATGCTGAGAATATAATTGTTTCAATTACAGGAACCTTTGCCCAATCTTCTCTAAGATGAATATCCTCACCTTTTACATCTAGATGAAACTTACCATCATAATAATATGTATCAATTAGTTTTTTGACAAATCCTCTTTTAATAAGATACGCACAACCAGACCAATCGCACCAACAACGATTGCGGAAACCAATCTTAAATGTATTAAACTCATACCTCAACCAAGCAAGTTGAACAATCTCCCAGTCATCAGGAAGACTATTATAAAAATCATCCCAAGTAAAGTTCCAATATTGGATTAAGTCCATACTTAAATCATCTTCACAGAAGAAAGCAACTTCCTCCTTAGTATTATCATACCATTCTTTAATTGCCTTCAGGTGTGAAGTAACAGGACCTCTACTACCGATAGTCAGATAATCAATATAATCTGATATAATTTCGTGCTGAGTATCATCATACTTTTGAAAAATGTGACCTGTAATATTCTCAATACCAAACTGAGCAAACTTTTGATGTAGTTTTTCTCTTCTTTCGGTACAATACTCAACACTAATATAATGAACTGGAGGTAGATTTTTCAGTTTAGATGGATCTGGTTTATAGTGAATCCAGCACTTTTCATCGGAAATAAATTCAGTCAGCAATTCATTAACTGCTCGTTTTACACCTGGAAACCAATCGTATTCTTCGTGATAATAATCATGACCAGCAATAATTCCACCTGGTTTGACTTTAGGATACCAAGCAATAATATCATCTCTAACATCCTCATACTCATGAGAAGCATCAATGAAAACAAAGTCAAGAGAATTATCCTTGAATTTATTTACTGCCTCAAGAGAAGTCATCTTGAGAGGAAAATAATATTGCTCAACAGGTCTCATGTTGTCAATAAAAATATCATAGAGTTTTGGCAACTCTTTCATTCCTTCGTGCTCAACACTTCCTTCCCAAGTATCTACACAGAAGAACTCAATGTCCTTATTGGAATTGGCAATCTCAACGCACATATATGCTGCCGATTTACCTTTCCAACAACCAACTTCTACGAAACGACTTCCCGAAGGAAATCGTTTTGCAACTCTAGAGTAAAGATTGGGATAAGAAAACCAACCTTCACCAAAATTATCACTTCCGCAAATATGTTCCATTATTTCAATTCAAGCAATACTGATTCTGGGTTTCCATACAATCTACCATCCACCGCAATCTTATGAGTGGGAATATATTTCTCAACCAATTCTGGCCAAGTACTTCCCATTTCATCGTGGAATTCAATTGCAATATATTTGAAGTCTACAAAACAACTTGCATTTTCTAGTATATTTCTTTCGGCACCTTCAATATCAATCTTAAGGAAATCGTATTTCGGAAGATTCTCTAAAGTCGTTGTAGGAATGTCGTTGAACTGTACATTATGATTATCGGAATGCATATTATATCCACCTACATTTCCATCAGATTGACCCAATGAAATGAAGTCAGCACCATAATAAAGTGCTTTATTAATTACTTTAATACGATATTCGTTCTTAAATCTATCTTGAATAAAATTAAAGTTTACTGATACTGGTTCAAGAATCAAAGCAGTCTCCAATGATGAAATTTTATCAAACATAATTTTAGGAACTTCCCCAGTGCATCCACCTACATCTAGAACTGATTTGATTTGTCTTTCTTTGAGAAATTCAATAATGTTGACATAAAAAGGTCGTGAAGTCCATTCTTCATTTGTATAATAGATATGACCTTCTAATGATTCTGTAGGATATCCAGTGAATGGCGGAAATGATTCTGGTTGAGATTCTGATGTATTTTCAATCCCAATAAAATCCAATACAAATTCTTTGGATACCTTAACCAAATATGCTGCATTATCTTGATACCCAAAAGTAATCAGATAATTACCTTTATATTCTACCATACCAACGGCAAATTCAATCTCGGCATTCATAAATGAGAATTGCCTTGATACTTTAACAATATTCCATTCCTTGTCCCAGACAATGAAACGATGACGATACACACCATCTTTTCTTCCAGCGGCACTTTGAGTCAGATAAGTTTCGTGAGTCAAACAGAATCTATAATTGTCACCCAGAGGAATAATCTGAGAACCACCACGAAGATCAGTGGTTCCAAAATCTTTCCAATCTCTTCTTAGAACAGTCTCTGTAGTATTCGTATCAATATTATATCTAACAATTTCAGTACCATTTGTCCATTTCACATAATGATATGGCATATCAAGAATAGGCATCCAGTTCTTGTTGCAATACTCTTGGTCTGGAGGTGGGGCAGGAATACGATGTTGACTTACTTCCTTTACACCATTTTCGGTAAATTCAATTTCGGAAAGTTCCATACGACCCGTTCCAATCGTATCCAGATCCCTCCTTACTCCAGTCATATAGAGTTTATTGTTCCAACGAACAATACGGCAATCTTCTAATCCCACAAAATCCCAAAGTTCTTTATCGGGAAAACTTGAGGTGTCTATACGATGATAAGATTTGATTCTCATATTATCATCCATTTCGCACAGATAATTCCAAGTGCGAAGACGCCAATCGTTTTCTGGATGAATATAAACGAGAGGGCCCCAAGGATGTTCAAATTTTCTTTTTTCTGAATGATAAAGAGTGTAATTAATGTTTCTAAGATTAACTAGTAACTTATCTCCATCAAGATAAATTGAAGGGTTTGTGAGTGCTGGTCCCTTAAGTTCTTCGTGTGGAAGAATAAGTGGATGAATTGATCCTCCATTCTCTAAAGCAAGTTTTACAAAGTTCAGTTCATCTACTGCCATAAAAATATGAATGATTTGGATTATTTATTACTTAGCATTATAACTGATTTTTATATAAAAATCAAGTTTCAATAAATCTTAATTTCTTTATAGTTTGAATTAGTCAGTTCATTTATTTCTTTTTTTATCTGTGCTCTTCGGTCATTTAATTTATAAACACTACGAGCAAGTTCAACGAACTCTTCATCAAATCTTTGTTCTTTCTCCAACTTTCTCAACTGATCCTCTATTTTCCAAAGTTTTTCATTAACTTTCTTCAATCTCACTTCATATTCTAAAGTGTATTGAGTAAGAGTACTTTTAATTCTATAAAGTTCTTCCAATTCCTTTTGAACATATTCATCGTCGGTGAATAAAGATTTAATTTGTAAAATAGTAATCTTATCTAATAATTCACCGACTGATACTGGAATTGTAATCTTCATAGATTAAATTGGTTTTTAATAGTTTCAATTAATTGTGCATTTTTAGAAACAACACCAAGACCAAAGCAATGAGTAAAGGTTACTTTAGGTAAATCAATCTCTTCAAAAAATCTTTTTACTCCATATTCATTTCCATTATAATTTTCTACACAAGTATCGTGCATTAAAATTACACCATCATCATTTAAAAATTTACTCCAGGTTTCAAAATCTTGTTTAATATCTTCATACTTATGACTTCCATCAATGTGAAGAATATCAATTTTTTTATCCCAGGTTTCTGCAACTTCGTTAAAGTCACCTTCAATAAGAGTTAGATTATCCTGAAGATGAAGTTTTTCTCTTTTTGTCGTTACAAACTGGTACTTAAGTCTTTGTTCATCGGTTCCAACAAAGGAATCACCAACAAAGTTATCAATACCATATACTTTACCAATTCTAGGAATTGCTAGTGAAAATGTGGAAAATCCCCAATCAACACCAAGGTCAACAGTAACTTCTGGTTTCATATAAGAAACTAACCATTCGGCAAACTGACGATGGCCAGACCAAGCAGTTGCTGGAGTATCATCTAGATTAGTCAGGAAAAGTTTATCAATGGCATCCATTCTTTCCTTAAGTCTTAAAGTCTCTGGATTAAATCCCGAAGCAAAGACAATAATGTTTGGGTTCTGTGTGAGTTTACCGATGTTAAGTAGATGAGTAAATGCCTTACCCATAACATCTCCACCAACATTCATTGCCTCACTTACTGCATGAAAGGCATAGTTGGATGCTTGCTGAATATTTTGAGTGCTAATGAGAGCAATACTACACATCATAAACACATCAATTCTGGTGGGGTCAAAGTATGCTCTAGAAAGATTTAGATACTCCTGACCAAGTTCAAGTGCCTTATTGAGGTTCTTGACTTCAAAATAATGCTTGAAAATAAACCAAAGGTAATAAGTGTTTGACTTATCTTTTTCAAACTCTCTTTCGCAAATAGACAGATAGAAGAGTTGCTTGTCTACAGTGTTATGAACATTTTTAGTAATCTTAATTGTAGTATCAACTGCACTCTCATTCAAATGTTCTTCAGTTGGAATGAAGACTGGACTTTCATGAACGGCATTTACCCAAGTATAGTTCTTGGTTCTATGAAACCGAGTATGAGCAGTTTGACCTGGAGTTGGTTCTTGGTCTCCTACCTTATCATATCGTTCGTGCCTGAATGCTGTGAACTCTTCAGCAATCACATCAAGACCTTCTGGAAAGAACTCATCAACATCCTCATTAAAGTCTAAAGAAAATGCCCAGTCAGTCTTCACATAAGACAGTGCCAGATTTCTTACTTTGGAGAAATCAAATTCATCTCTCGTTTGTGGATGCTCATAGACTTCAATGCCTGCTTCCTTCAGTAGTTTTACTGTATTATCTGTGCTTCCAGTATCAACTACAACGGTATTTATAAACTTCTTGGAGATTTCAATAAATCTCCCAATGTTCTTCTCTTCGTTTTTAGAGATAGCATATAGTGTAATGTTCATAATTTTTCCCAAGCAACATCGTATTTTTTATCAAGAGATTCAACTTGAGCATAACCAAGTTGTTTAAATAAATTTTCAATCTCTTTTTCGTGAGAACCTAAATGCAGTTTCTCATACTCTATTTTGTTAATATCGTATTTAGTCCAATCTGTAGTTAATAATATCTCAGCATCAATACCTTCAATATCAAGAAGTAACCAATCTAATGTTGTAATCTCATATTTGTGAAATAATTGTTCAAGTGTTATACAAGGAATATCAAAACTTCTTAATCCTTCTGGGAAATAATACACTAATATATGTTCTTTAACTAATGATGCAACATGATACATTGGACCATCATTTTCATGATAATATAGTTTTACTTTATCATCAGGATATGATGGAACTTTTATCGCAATATTCTCTACAATAACATTCTCATAACAAGAATAGCAGTTTAGTAAACTACCAATATGAAGAGGATTTGCTTCTACAAATAAACCAAAATCTAATTCTTTATAGTTGTCTTTAAGATATTTTGATAGATGGTCGTCGCCTTTGTTAGACCCTATCTGCATCACTTTCATAAAAATTCTTTCCAATCAATACAGGGAGATAATAAATCTGCTTGACAGTGTGTAGAATAACCGGGAATTGAAGATATAAGAACTCTTCCCTTTTGTGCTAATTCTAAAAACTTTTGGTGGTCTGCTGATGGTTCCACTCCTGTAGAATATTTATGATGAACCGAAAAGTCCTTCATAAGAGTTGAAAACTTCACAGCAAAAGTATTTGTGGTGGAAGGAGTTGCCATCCAGTGAGATGATTTTGAGTGTAAGACCTTGGTTCTAAACTCACTATAAAACTCCATATACTTATCACCGTGGTCATAAAGAGTTACATAATCAACACCAAGTTCAAATCCTTCCATCAAAATCTTATCCCAGTTTGGACGATGAACATAATCATCTTCAAGAAAATAAATGATATCTTCTGCTGAATGATTTTGAGTTTGAATATACTTCAAAGTCTCAATAAAACTCTTTGCTTCTCCACCAGCATTTATAATATGAACATTCTCTTCTTGTGATAGGAAAGTATCTTCTATCTTACCATAGTGTTCATCGTAAATGAGTGTATAGTTTGTGGTTTCTGGATTGAGAGTGTTCTTGAAGTTTTGAAATACCTTTTCCTTATCCCACCATTCTGGTCTTTGTTTTCCCGGACTTTCCTGTATCTTAGAATAATAACAGTGCCTTAGATATACATTAATTTTCATTCAGTTTCTCCAAATCGTATTCGTTCCACCAAGACTTCCAATCAAGGAAGAAATCCTTATCCCATTCTGTTTGCATATGAAGTGCTAGTGAGGGAATAGGAGTAAAGCAATAATATCCTCTTTCATAATAGATTTTATCTATACTCTCCATTTCCATCGTTTCACTCACTTCACTTGTTCCCATTTTATAAAACAAGTCCCAGTGAAGTTTTATAATACTACTATGGGTCATCAAAGTCACTGCTGGATGAATGTTGGTTCTCCAGTAACGGTCTTTCCCAACAACAAGATTACAGGGAACAGCAGTATTTTGAGGATCGTGATACTCTGCTGGTTTATTAAATGGAAAGATACTCGCAGGTTTTCCTAGATTACAACTAAACTGATTAATAGCATCTATCATCAACTCAACAGAGTTTTGTTGATGAAGAAAGTCATCCTGAATAAAGTAGACCCAATCTTTTCCATAATCTCTGCCGTGTTCATAGCAACGAAGTATAGAAGGCATTATACCATAAGTTTCAAGATGGGTCAAATTAACTTTGAACTTTGCCGTATCAATCAATCTTTGAAGAATATCTAGAAACTCTTGGTCTGAATGGTCGTCAAAAATTTGGAGTTCTATTTCATAATCTGGATATTGTTCTTGAGCATAGTTAAGACTATCAATTACAGAAAAAATACATCTTGATGATACTTCTATCTTTGGTGCTTCACAATATCTTTCGTGACTATCATCTCGGTTTCCTTTTGAATGAGACTGAAGAACAACTAACAAATGAGTTTTCATAAATCAAACTTGGAATATAGTTTTACATTTTCTTCTCCTATTATATCAATAGGATTTTGTGAGATTTTAGATAACTTTGGACGAATGGTATGAAGGTCTTTTAGTCCCCAGGCTTCGTCTTTCTGTTCTCCACAAGCATTCTCAATCTCATTGAAGTTATTGTCTTGAGGAGAAACTTCTAAAAACTCATAGACCTTATTGAGTTCTTCTTGTGGATTAGAAATGAGTTGACTATATTCTACCAGATGAACCCAGTCTGGATACTTTGTGAGACCATATACCATACTCTCATAAGATGGAGCAACATAATATCTCCAAATATAATCAGCACGATTGTTATTTGTGATTGGAAGATTGTCTCGTCTCAAATGATTATCAATAAAATTATCTTCGTGCTTGGTTCTTTCTATCAGTGAGATATAAGATGTAAGAACTTCTGGAATAGAACGATAAGTTGCTACAATCTTTGGTTTGTTTGAAAGAAACATTTGAACCGTATCAAGGTTCTTACCCCAAAATCTGTGCTTGTCTAGGATTGTTGACTTTGGAATATGATTATAAAAGTTCGCAAGAACTGCCTTGTAGACATTATAAGATATTGCTTTACGGTCAAAGGTAAACTGCTGGTCTACTTTATTGAATGATTGCTCAATATCAGTCACCACATCACCTAATGGAGATGTTGGTGATACATAAATGTCTGGATGTTGATTGAGTATAGACCCTAATAATGTAGAACCACTTCTTGGAAGTCCTCCAAGAAAATATAATGTCTTCATAATATTTTGATTGTTATGAGTATTTAGATGCCTGGGTCTTGGTAGGTGAGTGCTGCTGTATGAGCACTATCTCCAGAACTCACTTGTTTCCAGTTGGTTCCTCCGGCAAATGTGGTGACTGGAGTGGATACATCAGTTGTTGCTGCGTTTCCAAGTCTTCCATTAGCACCATAACCCCAAGTCCATAAGGTTCCATCGGTCTTGATTGCTGTTGTGTGATTAAATCCAGAACTGACTTGTTTCCAATTGGTTCCTCCAGCGAATGTGGTGACTGGTGTGAATTTAGTGGTAAATGGCGGCTCACCAGTTCCAAGTCTTCCACTAAAAGAAAACCCCCAAACCCATAGAGTTCCATCGGTTTTGATTGCTGCTGGAGAGTATCCAGCAGCACCCACTTGTTTCCAGTTGGTTCCTCCAGCGAATGTGGTGACTGGAGTAGATATATCGCCATTACTATTGTTTCCAAGTTGACCACTAGATCCTTTACCCCAAAGCCAAAGAGTTCCATCGGTCTTGATTGCTGCTGTAAACTCAAATCCAGAACTCACTTGTTTCCAGTTGGTTCCTCCAGCAAATGTGGTGACTGGAGTGGATCTACTAGTTGTGCCAGCATTTCCAAGTTGTCCACTAGCATTATTACCCCAAACCCATAAAGTTCCATCGGTCTTGATTGCTGCTGTCAAACCATTTCCAGCACTTACCTGTTTCCAGTTGGTTCCTCCAGCAGATGTGGTGACTGGAGTGGATCTATCGGTTGTTGCTGCGTTTCCAAGTCTTCCATTAGCACCATAACCCCAAGTCCATAAGGTTCCATCGGTCTTGATTGCTGCTGTCAAACCATTTCCAGCACTTACCTGTTTCCAGTTGGTTCCTCCAGCAAATGTGGTGACTGGAGTGGATCTATTGGTTGTTGATGCATTTCCAAGTCTTCCATAAGTTCCCGAACCCCAAACCCATAAAGTTCCATCGGTTTTTATTGCTGCTGTATGCGCGGCCCCACCACTGACTTGTTTCCAGTTGGTTCCTCCAGCAGATGTGGTGACTGGAGTGGATCTATCGGTTGTTGCTGCATTTCCAAGTATTCCAGTACCTCCAGCACCCCAAGTGAATAAGTTCCCATCACGAAACAAATCAGCAGGCACAAAGACATCATCAAAACTATAGACAACTCCATTTTCCGTAAAGTTATAAAATGTAGGCATTAGGGACCTCTAAAGACTTGGAAACTACTCTGATATCATAATTGGAGTATTCATTTTCTCTCCCCACTTTATAAACCAATCTTTTACATCAGCAGATATCTTTTTATTATTTATTCCAACTGCCTTTAGATACTGCCCGTTCTCATTTTGTTCTACAGAGACCAATACATTACACTTATCAGGTCTCATTTCTTCTGGAAGTAAATGTTGAGACCAAGCACACTGATAATTCCTACAGACTTCTGGTCGTGCCTTATGAACTCCACAACCACCTTCTTCTAGAAATCTACAAGATTGACTACACCCAAACTTCCATCCAAAAGCATCGCCCACCAACCAAGAACAGCAGGCAGTACATTCTCCACACTCACGAAACATAATCACCCTCCTTAAAATAATAACTATAATTATTAAACTCAAAAGGATTTTCTTCAAATAATACATCATTATATAAAGTCTTTGGATAGCAACTATCACTATCACCAATCCATCTTTCCTTTTCCATTCTACACTCAGAGTTTAAGTATCGTGATTTGATTGTATTAATATAGGAAGCATTTGCCCACCAAAAATTTCCCATATAAGCATAAGTCTTATCATTTGGTATTAAAGAACCATCGGCACAAATACTTGGCCCAATAGTTCCCAAATGAGAACCAACACAAGTATAAGTATCTAGATACTTTATACATTCCTTCCATTTATCAATCACAAAATATTCCATCATTAATCTCCAAGATTGAACCGAAAGTTCATTCTTTGTTGCTCCTTTGGTATGAAAATAAAGAACCTTATAATCTGGATTATTCTTACAGAAATCATTAAGTGCTAATAAGGTGGTTTTTTCAGTTCCCCAATCTTCCTCCTTATTATACTTAACTATTACTTTATCAGGAACATTAAAAAGTTCTTGACTTCCATTTACACTAAAATAAGTATAATCAGCATTTTGAAGTAATCCTGAAGCATATAATCTATGTAATTGTTGCTGGTAAATGAAAGCACCTATTCCCATTTGTCCTATATGATAAAAGATTGCTAGTTTCACGAATGATACACTCCACCATTTTCACCGGACATTCCTTTGACCATCGTAAGACCAAGATTAGGAATATCAATAACATTCTTCTTATTGATAAAACGATAAAGTGAATGTTCTACATCAGTTCCGGCAGTAAACTGTATCATTTTTTCCATATAAGTAAATGCTTTTTCAAGTGCTTCTATAGTATCAGTAAATAACATTCTATCAAAAGACCAAAGACCCGTAATCATCATACCCTTTGCTCCATAGAGATAAGCATAAACATTCTCAAGTTCTTTTTCATAGTTTTCCATTTCTTGTGAAAGGTAGTCATACTTTTTAATTACATACTTATTCTCAAGGAACTTACTTTGATAATCTTGAATATCAAAATCATCATTCAGTAAATATCTACCAGTCAATTTGAATACTCTTTGACTATCATTAAAAATATTATGCTTTTGTATTACATAAAGAGTATTCAGTAATCCTCTTGTTTCTAATAGTGATTTGCCGTATGTAATCAGTTCTGGTCTTGCCTCAAGATTTTCATAGATTTGTTTGAGAACTGGTTCATCATAAAACTCCAGAAACAAATCCGTTTTTTCTTTGAGAATATCTTTTTGGTTTTCATCAATTGATTTAGAAGAACACTCAAATAAAACCACATAAGAATTATGAACTTTCTTACGAATACACTCAATCGTTTCTAAGGTTTGCTCAAATCTTTGTTGCTCATCATAGGCACTAAAATCTTTCTCTTGAAAGTGTTTGAGTGCCGAACCAACTAAAAATAAAAATTTCATAAGTAATCCGTGTTAAAACTAATAATAATTCGTTCTTCAGTTTCTTCTTCTGTATAATGAACCAAATCACTTGAAAAGATAACCAATAGTCCTGGATAAGGATGAATTGAAGTATCTGGAAATATCAAAGGAGTGCTTCCAGAAATATAAAATGCTCCACTTACAATACTTTCTTCGTGCTTATGTGCCTTGAGTTTATTTCCTGCTTGTGAGATATTGAACCAACTATTGATAAACTTGAGTGGAGGAATATCATACTTATTACAATATAATCTAACATATTGTTTGAAAATATTCCGCAATCCAGTCAGTTCTGGATACATTAGAATAGGCATTCCATAATTATAAGTGGAAAACCCTTTAGTGACAAGTCCGTGAGAACTTGCTTCTATCTGTAAAAGTGTGTTCTTAATCGTATTTAGATTGAGAAAGGATAAGTTATATTCCTCTATCATTTAGAAACTCTCCCAATTGCTTCAAAGGTTCGTCCCAGTTTCTTGGTTTCTTTTGCTTGAAGAGATGAACATTATCACCATACCACCAAGACTTTCCTGTTGAACTTGTCCATACATAATATTCCATAATTGGCACAAACACACAAACTTTCTTACCTTGTGCTGCTGCGATATGAGCAATAGAAGTACACGAAGTAATCACCAAGTCCATTTGAGATACAATTGAAAATGTATCCGTAAAGTCACGATTTGGAATATCAAAAGTCTTTACATCATAACCTTCTGGTGGTACTTGGTCTGGTAGTTGTAGGGAATATAAAGATGCTGGAGTTTTAGAAAGAATATCAAACAAAGGTTCTGGTTGAATAGAACGAAAATGTGCCTGCTCAAATCCAGAACCAGAGTTCCAAAACATTCCAATCTTATAGTTTTGGTCTTCTTGTAGATAAGAGTATTGCTTTTGTTTTTCTGGTAATGGGTTTAGATAAGGAGTTTGACCCAAATCTTCTACTTTTAGATTGAGATAATAAGGTAGAGCAAGAGCATAAACCCAGCAGGCATCTTCTGGAAACTCTGGTTTATCGTAGATACACACAGAGTGAAACCCATTATAGTTGAAGAGTTTCACCAGTTCTTTTCTTGTAGAAGTCCAGATTGGTTTCATACCAAGTTCTTTCAGGTGCTTCATAAAACGAATATGAATAACCTCATCACCAGCACCACACTGACTGTCTATGATAATCGTTCTTCCAGGCTCTGGTGTTCCGTCCCACTTTGGAAATGGTGGAAGTTGTCGGTTCTTATATGCTTCCACTTCTCCTGCCTTGAGAAAGTGTTGAAGTCCTGTGCGAATATCATCCTTCCTGAAGTAATGACCCGATAAGTTGTGATATGCTTTTCTTTCTATCTCAGGTGGCAGTTTCTTTTTGAGTAAATCAAATAAAAGTTTCTCTGCTTTATTATTTTGACCTAAAGCAGAATATGAAAATGTTTCCTCTAAAAGAAGTTCGGTATCTTGAGGATTTTGTGATTTGATTTTTGATATTTGAGTGATTGCTTTTTCTGGATAGTTATTTTGATTGTATGCGTTGATAAGATTTTTTGATGTTGTATATTTTTCTTCTTTGGTCTTTGTGAGTTTGAGTGCTTTCTCGCCATAAGTAATCGCATTTGAGAAATCTTTAATCTCAAAGAAAATCTTTGCTACATCATCATATTGCTGAAAAGTTTCTGCTCTCTTTCCAAATGCCGAAAGAACTTGTGTTGTGAGTTCTTTTTCGTTGAATGAATACAGTGTTTTTGTGACCAACTCAAGGGGGTTCATAAAGAATATTGAATGTATCTTGAGGTATTTATTAGAAACTTGCGAAGTCTACTGATTTTATTACTGCTGTATGAGCACCTCCAGCAGCCACTTGTTTCCAGTTGGTTCCTCCGGCAAAGGTGGTGACTGGAGTGGATGTGCTGGTTATTGTTGCGTTTCCAAGTTGTCCATTAGTTCCAGAACCCCAAGTCCATAAGGTTCCATCGGTCTTGATTGCCGATGTATGACTAGTTCCACAAGTTACTTGTTTCCAGTTAGTTCCTCCGGCAAATGTGGTGATTGGAGTGGATCTATTACCTGTAGCATTATTACCAAGTTGTAAATTAGCATTATATCCCCAAGTCCATAAAGTTCCATCAGTTTTGATTGCTGCTGTATGAGCACCTCCAGCAGCCACTTGTTTCCAGTTGGTTCCTCCGGCAAAGGTGGTGACTGGAGTAGATCTACTACCGACAACACCATTTCCAAGTGATCCAGTAGTTCCCCCCCAAGTCCATAGAGTTCCATCGGTCTTGATTGCTGCCGTATGAGAACCTCCACCACTCACTTGTTTCCAGTTGGTTCCTCCGGCAAATGTGGTGATTGGAGTGGATCTATTACCTGTAGCATTATTACCAAGTTGTAAATTAGCATTATATCCCCAAGTCCATAAAGTTCCATCAGTTTTGATTGCTACTGTATGGTTAGAAAAGGAAGTAGTACTAACTTGTTTCCAGTTGGTTCCACCGGCAAAGGTGGTGACTGGAGTGGATATATTGCCTGTTATTACTGCGTTTCCAAGTCTTCCATCACCACTAAAACCCCAAGTCCATAAGGTTCCATCAGTCTTAATTGCTGCTGTATGTGAGTATCCACAACTTATTTGTTTCCAGTTGGTTCCACCGGCAAAGGTGGTGACTGGAGTGGATATATTACCTGTTGTTACTCCATTTCCAAGTCGTCCACTAGCACCTAAACCCCAAGTCCATAAGGTTCCATCAGTCTTAATTGCTGCTGTATGAGATCCACCAGCACTCACTTGTTTCCAGTTGGTTCCACCGGCAGAAGTAGTAACTGGAGTGGATATATTCCCTGTTGTTGCTCCATTTCCAAGTCTTGCATTAGCTCCAGCACCCCAAGTCCAAAGTTCTGGAGGAATTCCAATCCGTTGACCAATCTCAGGATAAACACTCATCAAATAATCTTTGGTGATTAACTTAGTACCTAAATCAACACTATTACTATCCCTAAAATTGGTTGTAACTCTTAAAGAACTCATTTTACTTTACTATGGTGTTTGTGGTTGTTCTCTAATCACAACAGCATAAACATCATCAATCGTATTACAGGCATCAATCTCTTGAAGTTTTGCTAATTCCCAATCAAATGCTTCTTGAACTTTTATATCAATTTGATTGAGAATATATTGAAGTTCTGTTGTGGTAATCTCTAACCAAGTATTCTGGAACTTAAAGTTATGAGGACCTGGAGATGCTGCTAACTTACTTGCTAATAGAAGTCTCTCATCTCTTGAGGTTGATACTTCTACCTCGGTTCCATTTATTGTAAGTGTGAGTATAGTATTTTCCTTTTCTCTTCTATATGGGGCAACTTCTTGCTTACGAAGTGTTTTGACTTCTTCTAAAGTCTTATCGGTAATTGGATATGTTAATAGGACTTTAGTGGGAACTCCATTTTCTTCAATAATTTCCCAAGAAAAGTTTCCTACATTATGATACTTGGGGTCATTCTCTGGAATTACTCTTTCTGTTGGAACAAGATGAGTAAGTCCATCACTAAAATGAATAGGAAGTTGAGTAAAAGATTGATTTGATATTCTTTCTACCACTTCAAGTTCTTCTAATTCTTCATTAATATAACGAACATTTGCTCCAAAAGGACCAAGTTCTAATGCGTTGTTATGAATAAGTGCTATTTCCATCGGTCTTTTTAGGTATTTATGAGAATGGGAGATCTGCTGAGGTTCCTGCTTGGACTGCTGATATAGTACCACCTCCAGAACTCACTTGTTTCCAGTTGGTTCCACCGGCAAAGGTGGTGACTGGAGTGAGTTTATTGGTTGTAGTATTGTCTCCAAGTCTTCCAAAACTTCCAAAACCCCAAGTCCATAAGGTTCCATCGGTCTTAATTGCTGCTGTATGAGAATCACCACAATCTACTTGTTTCCAGTTGGTTCCACCGGCAAATGTGGTGACTGGAGTGGATCTAAAGGTTGTTGATGCGTTTCCAAGTCGTCCAGAATCTCCACCACCCCAAGTCCATAAAGTTCCATCGGTCTTAATTGCTGCTGTATGAGCATTTCCACCACTCACTTGTTTCCAGTTGTTTCCACCGGCAAAGGTAGTGACTGGAGTGGATGTGTTTGTTGTTGTTGCATTTCCAAGTTGTCCAGAACTTCCACTACCCCAAGTCCATAAGGTTCCATCAGTTTTAATTGCTGCTGTATATTGATTACCAACACTCACTTGTTTCCAGTTGGTTCCACCGGCAAATGTGGTGACTGGAGTAGATATACTACCTGTTGTTACTGCATTTCCAAGTCGTCCTTGACCTCCATTACCCCAAATCCATAAGGTTCCATCGGTCTTGATTGCTGCGGCATGAAGTTCTCCACAACTCACTTGTTTCCAGTTGGTTCCACCGGCAAAGGTGGTGACTGGAGTGGATCTATTGGTTCCATCATTAGTTCCAAGTCGTCCAAATCCCCCATTACCCCAAGTCCATAAAGTTCCATCAGTCTTAATTGCTGCTGTATAAAGACCATCACAACTCACTTGTTTCCAATTGATTCCTCCGGCAAAAGTGGTGACTGGAGTGGATCTAGTGATTGTATCATTAGTTCCAAGTAGAGGTGATAGGCTATTTCCAAGACCCCAAGTCCATAAGGTTCCATCGGTCTTGATTGCTGCCGTACCCTCATCTCCACCACTCACTTGTTTCCAGTTGGTTCCTCCAGCAAATGTGGTAATTGGAGTGGATCTATCGGTTGCAGCATTGTTTCCAAGTTTTCCATATTGTCCACTACCCCAAGCCCACAAAGCATCACCAACATACTGGTCAATCAACCAGTACTCGGTTACAAAATAATTCTCTAAGTCTCCTTCCGGTGAAAAAAATTGATTAGGCATCTAACTTTCTTTCCAGTTCTTCAATTCTAATTTGCTGTTCTTTGATTGCTTCAATCAATACACCAACAAGGTTTCCATAAGAAACTGTTTTCAATCCTCTATCATTAGTGCTTACAACTTCTGGAATAATTCTTTCCATTTCTTGTGCAATTACACCAATAGAACCCGTATTGTGTCCATCTGTCCAGTCATAACGAACACCATTCATTTGCATTACTAAATCAAGAGCATTTGCAATTGGTGTTATGTTGGTTTTTTGAGTTTCATCAGAGAGTGATGTGAATACTGTTGCCGATAATGTTCCTGTAGATGGGTTAAATGTAAGTTTAGTTGAAGCAACATTAATAGTGCTACTAGTTCCAGAAGTTACATCTTCAAATACTGGATATCTTGTAGCATTTGTTGAATTATCGTCACTAACAGTAATAGAACCTCCTCCACCGGCAGCAGCACCTTGAACACCTTGGTTACTTATACCTTGTACACCTTGTTGTCCTTGTCTTCCTTGAAGTCCTTGAACACCTTGATTAGAAAGACCTTGTAGACCTTGTGTACCTTGAGAACCTAAAGTACCCTGAAGACCTTGAGTACCTTGAGTTCCCTGAAGTCCTTGTCTACCCTGTAATCCTTGATTACCCTGAAGACCTTGAGTTCCCTGAAGACCTTGAGTTCCCTGAAGACCCTGAGTTCCTTGGAGTCCTTGTCTACCTTGGAGTCCTTGAGCACCTTGAGCACCTCCAGACCCAGTTGTCCAAGCAATACCAACTCCGGTAGATATTAATACAGAACCACCGATGCCAATTTGATTGGAACTATCATAAATTCCACCATCAATCTTAATATCACCATATATTCTTGTACCACCTTTGAGTTTTGCCATTTCTTATGCCTGTGCCTCCGTCCAAGAAAGTCTTGCATTGATTGTTTGAGAAGTTCCCGCAAGATTAGTTGCAACAATAGTCACCATATCAGGTCCATCCGGATAAACATTATTTACGGTTGTCGGAACAGTCAATACAGTTCCTCCACCTAAAATAGAATTTCCAAGGTCACGAACAAGATTGAGTTCTTTTGAGTTAACTCCATTTGGAACGAAGAATGAATAAATTTGTTCTCCACCAGTCACAGTTGTAGTTCCGGTATGTACGCAAATCTGAGAAAGAGATGAACCACCAGCGGAAGCGAAAGTTCCGGCACTTACTCTTCCATTTAAAATCAGAGCAATTCTAAAGTTAGCACTTGCAACCGCTCCAATTTCTCGAAGAGTTAATTGCATTCGGTTAATTAAATCTCTTGCTCCCAGTACTCCAGTCAGACCAGAATCAACACTCGGAGAAAGACGAAGAGAAATAAGAGCATTTGTTGCTCCAGCAGCAATACTTAGTGCGGTATTCATACCCGAAGTAAATATGAACGATTTATCATCATCAAATCCTCCATCCATAATGACCGAAGAACCCCAGTGTGCAATTGTTGCAGATGTTTGAGGTGCATGAAGTTCAACTGAAACTGGTGCTGTTGCACTAAAGGTAAATGTGGTTGCAGATGCGGTTCCACCACCACCAGTAAGACCACCAGGACCAGTTAGGTTGGTGACATTTCTCGTTAGAGTTGTAAATGTAGTTGCGGTTTTACCAGTATAATTAATGTATTCTACTGCTGCTCCAGTTCCTCCTGCCGCTCTTACTACAAGAGTTCCAGAAGATGGGAATAATGAAGTATCATTTACCGACATAGATGCGGTAACACCAGATGTTAATGTTGCAGTCAAATACGTAATTGGTGGAATTGTATTACACTCATATCTTGATGGAAGGTTTCCAGAACGCATATATGCTTCGGTTCTGAAGTTTGCATTTGGTGTTCTATGACAATAAATGACTTCACCTCTTTGGTTCTTGAATCCATAACGAATTGCTCCTGCACCATACCAGGAATAATCCATATAAATCATCTGCATCTTGTTCAAATCCAGATTAAATCCTGATGGTCCAGTTCCATCACACTTATCAATATTGAATTGAGATTGAGCAACTCGTGTATCAATTCTCTTTGTTATAATTATGGCACCACTTGAAATCGTAGTTCCTCTGTATTCTGGAGAAACAAACATAGAAGTGTCACTAGCAATCGTGAGAACTAGATATGACATTCCACGAATAACTACATAATCTCCTGGTTTGAGTTGAGAAGAAAACTTGGTATTTGTTCCAGTAATTGTTGCAGAACCTGCAGTAACTGATACTCCACCTGATAGTTGTTCTGTACTTGAACGTCTTACTGCGTATAAAGTTTGACCATCGTGCTCAAAGAAAAATCCATTTTGCTCATCAAACATTCCAATACGAATTCTGGAACCATACCAGGCGAATGGCGAAACATTAATGGGAAATCCTGTTGCTGGAGATGATGCTGGTGTTGAACCAGCGGTGTAAGTAAATGTTAAATCAGTTGGAACTGTTGCTACGGTAAATGTTCCGTTATATGCCGCTTGGTCAGCACCAGATACAATAACAGATGCTCCCGGACCTAAGTTATGTGGAAACTTACAGGTTACAGTAACAGTAGTTCCAGATGAAGTAACATTATCAACAGAAAATCCTGCTTTGAGGTTTGTACCAGTACTGAACTGAACACCTTTACCAGACTGATAACGGAAGTATCTTCTTGTCTGACGAATCAGTTGATTATTATGATATGGAGTTCCCGAACTAAAACTTACACCACCATCATAAGGTCTGTGAATAGATGAAGTGTAAGGTCTTGCATAAAGATTTTGTGTCCCGCCAGTTGCTGTGATTTGTCCTGATGGTGCAACATCGGCAATAAAAGTGAAGGTATTTGATGTTGGTATGGTAGCAACAAAAAATGCTCCATTCGGTGGATTAGATGTTGCTGCTGTTGTATTTCTTACAAAAATACCATCACCAATAGAAAAACCATGAGGACCAGTAGTTGTACAAGTAACTGTGGTTCCAGAGTTAGTAAATGCAGCACCACCAGTTGCACTTACTGGAATTGCAGAACCAGTAAAGAAACTTCCAGAATAAACATAAGTCTTTGAGGCATCAAAAATTGTTGCGTTTACTACGTTTGCTCTGGCAACATAAGTAAAGTTTCCTGCGGCACTTGTTTCTGTAAGTTGCCAACCATTTGCAATTGGGTCTGTTGCGTCCTGAACAAAGATAGGAACACCAACACCTGGGTTTGCGGTTGATGTTACCGTAACAGTTCTAGTTCCTGCTCCTGCGATGTTAGTAATTGTAATAGGTGATGTTGCATCATAAAAAGCACTTGGGCGATTGCTTAATAGTGTGGTAGTTTCCCATTTGGTGGGTTGAGTTCCATACTCAAAGTCAGTATCAATTAGTGACTGTGGATTAGAAATTCTCATCTTACCCACAGGGTCCATCAGAGTTTCTGATGGAGTTATATATTGCTCGTGGTCATCTACAACAAACTGGAGTTTATGAGTTGATAGCATTCCAGTAGTATTATAATTCAAAACTACTGTCGTAGTATCGGCATTTCCATCAATTGTATAAGAAGTTGCCGTCAGATTTGAGTCTGAAAAGTTATAAATTACCTGATTAGTTGTTACATTCGTAATCAGTATCAATCGTTCTCTCGGAGTTGCACGAGGAATAACTACAGTCTTTGTAGCAGGAGTAAATGTATATCCAGTTTCAAGTAATACCTGTCTTGCCATTATTAGCGAATACCTTTTTTATATTTATGAGATAAACTAAACTACAACCAGAAGCGGTTTGTTATAATCTTATATATCTGAAGTATTTCCAAGTCCGTTAATTGACGATTATAAGTCAGAAATTGTGCCACATTTCCATTCAAATATCCTGGTGCGGCATCCGCAAGAGAAGCACCAAAAGACACATCAGAACCCGAGACAGTATTAATTGCCGTTGCTCCAGAAGTTACCGTCGTATCAGTTACCAAATAACCATCAATATAAAGTTTAATACTACTTGCAGTTCCACTAGCAGGTGCCGATGCCGCAATCATATACCATGCACCATTCGTAACATTAGGAGCACTTGTATTGGCAAGAACACTTCCGGTGGCAATTTCTACTCTTGGTCTAAATGTTGTCGCATCTAATGATACATTCCATTTACCTCCAGTCGCAGTAGTACCCCAACCAAAAAGACGATACGCAATGTTTGGCACCCTTGCTCTGAACCAGATGATTGATGTTCTTGCTCCTGTTCCGGTTATTCCTTTATATCCACTGATGGTCATATAATCATTTGTACCATCAAATGCTACTGAACCCTCTCGTATGATTGAAGAATATGTTGGTTCACCTAAAGGTACAGTACTTGCGGTTCTTCCATTTCCACTTAAGTCTGCTATGGTGAAATAAGCAGGTGAAGATTGATCGGTGACATTAGTTGAAGGATAAGACCTACCAGCACCATAGATAATTCTTACGGCACCATTTGCACCACTACCTGGAGTATCTCCACCGGCAGCACCGGCACCACCACCACCATAAGCACCACCAGCACCATTAAGTGTACCAGAGTTACTACCATTAGTGCCACTAGAACCGGCAAGACCTCCGGTTCCAGCTCCACTTCCATTCCCACTAGTACCAGCACCAAGTATACCTACACCTCCACCACCGGCATTTTGTCCACCACCGCCACCGCCTCCGCCAGAACCATTAGTAGAAGCAGGAGTTAAGTCACCATCTTGACCTGTTCCGCCAGTTCCAGAATAACCACCGGCACCACCACCGCCAGCACCTTGAGTATTTCCATCAGCAGTTGCCCCGCCAGCACCACCGGCACCTCCAGTACCAACAACTACAGTTCCTCCAGTACCACCGGCATTTCCATTGTCTGGACTTTGCCCGGCGCCACCTCCATTTGCGGCAACTAAATTTGTTCCACTCCTATGAATTCTAGATTGCCCACCAGCAGTATTGGAACCTCCACCAGAACCAACCACAACTGTAAGACTTTCTCCGGGAGTAACGGCAATAGATGCTTGATATGCAAGCCCGCCGCCGCCGCCACCAGAACCTGGTTCTTCTGGGTCAGTATCATTTCCACCTCCACCACCTCCACCGACACAAACGGCAGAGATTGAAGTATAACCGGCAGGTACAACAAAGGTATAAGTTCCCGGTGTAGTATATAATTCCTGACTTACTGCGGCAATTTGAGTAACACTTGTAGAAATTCCGGCATCAATATACAGTTGCATTCCACTAGTAGTAACATCAGTTACAAATAAATCCATCTCATTAATTTCATTATAAACAATCACAGACTTATCAGTATTTTGTCTCATATATCTTCCTTGCCCCGCACCAAAGAAAGTTCCTCCAAACTCATCATATACTAAGTCATAAGGTGGAAAGACATTTGCGGTGAGTGTAGTTGCAGCACCTACATTTTCACTAAATCCAGAACTATAATATGTTCCAAGTCCTGTGATGTTTGTGTTGGTTGTTGATGCCAGAACTCTACTAATTGCTGTGCCTGATGTTGGGGTATAATCAGTTACCAATGAACTTTTTTCTAATTGAACTCCCCAAAAATCTAAAACATAATTTGTATTATTGTCGGAAAACAAATCTAAGAAAGTTTTTGCAGTTGCTGTTGGAACTCCACTTACAGTCACTCTTACCCATTGATTAGTAACTAATTGTGATGAATAATCCGCAGAGGGATTTCCATCACCCAAATCTGTAAAAGCACTACCTGTTCCACTAATTTTTCTTACATAAAAACTTGTTATATAAGTATCAGTTCCATTAGGAGTAAGTGAAGGTATATTTACTCTCAACAATGCATTTGTTGTATTGTTGCAAGTAAATCTAACTGCAGTAGTTGTTCCATCAGGTGCATCAATTCCTGTAGTTAATGTTGCTCCTGCAGGAAAATTATTAACCCAAGTAGCTGTATTGTATGTAGAGTATGAAACTAAATTCTCACTCATAGAGTAATCATCAAACTCATATGCGACTATAGATGCGTATTGGTCTAATCTTCCTACAATATCTGGCATAATATTATCCTGCCACGAAGTCTAAACTGTTAGTCGTGGAATTATACTGTATATAGAAGTTAGTGGTTCCTGAAGTTCCACCAAATCTCATCTTGTTTGTTGAGGTTACTCTTGCATCACCAGCAATATCTGCCGTGAATGATGGACTTGCGGTTCCTATACCAACATTACCAGTACTCAGAATCGTAACTCTTTCTGTATTATTTGAAGCAACTTTAACATTATATGCTCCCTGAGAACCTAGTGTAAGAGTTCCTCCGGAAGAATATAGATAAGTACCATCAGGGTCTCCGAATGGTCCACCACCGGCAAATGTGGTTCCATTAATTCCAAAGTCACCGAAATAAGTTGTTCCTGCGGCACGGTCATTATTAACAATAACATCTGCAGAAGATGTAGATCCACTATTTTTATTCTGAACAACTACTTGTGCATAACTATTGACACTATGAACAAAATTAGCAATAATATCAGTATCAGAGAAGTTAAGTTGACCTATACCTAAGAGACCATTTGTGCCACTTGAACTAGTTGGAGTACCGGATAAGTAAAGAACAGAATCACTTGCAGTTCCACTAGCACTTAAATCTATCTGAGTAGCAGTTAAAGTAGTACCATTAAAAGTAAGATTAGCAGAACCGGTTGCAGTATTAGTACCATCCTTATAGACGACTTGATTGGCAGAACCAGCTACTGGACCTGTTAGACCTTGTAATCCTTGAGTTCCCTGAGAACCTAAAGTACCCTGGAGACCTTGAGTTCCCTGAAGTCCTTGTGTACCTTGAGAACCTAAAGTACCTTGTAATCCTTGAGTACCTTGAGAACCTAAAGTACCCTGAAGACCTTGCCTACCCTGCAATCCTTGATTACCTTGTAATCCCTGAGTACCTTGAGAACCTAAAGTACCTTGGAGACCTTGAGTACCCTGAGAACCTAAAGTACCTTGTAATCCCTGAGTACCTTGAGAACCTAAAGTACCCTGTAATCCCTGAGTACCTTGAGAACCTAAAGTACCTTGGAGACCTTGAGTACCCTGAGAACCTAAAGTACCTTGTAATCCTTGAGTTCCCTGAGAACCTAAAGTACCTTGTAATCCCTGAGTACCCTGAGAACCTAAAGTACCTTGTAATCCCTGAGTACCCTGAGAACCTAAAGTACCTTGTAATCCCTGAGTACCCTGAGAACCTAAAGTGCCCTGAAGTCCTTGTCTACCCTGCAATCCTTGATTACCTTGAAGTCCTTGTGTACCCTGAGAACCTAAAGTACCCTGTAATCCCTGAGTACCCTGAGAACCTAAAGTACCCTGAAGTCCTTGAGTACCTTGTAATCCTTGAAGTCCTTGAAGTCCTTGTGTACCTTGAGTACCCTGAAGACCTTGAAGTCCTTGTGTACCTTGAGAACCTAAAGTACCTTGTAATCCCTGAGAACCTAAAGTACCCTGAAGACCTTGAGTTCCCTGAAGTCCTTGTCTACCCTGCAATCCTTGATTACCTTGTAATCCTTGATTACCTTGTAATCCTTGTAATCCAGCAGCAAATGGAGTAGTCCAACTAACTCCGGCACCAGTAGAAATAAAGACACTACCAGCGGCACCTATATTTCCATAAAAATCTCTTAAGGATGAATCAAGTTCAATTAATCCAACAAAAGTAGAAGCACCAGAAACTCTTACATCACCCTGAACTGTGAGTTTTGATGTTGGAAGTGTGGTTCCAATACCTACTTTTTCATTAATTCCATAAGGTGCTAATTGAATAGTTCCATCGGCATTTACATCAATACTTGGAATACCAGAAACATCATTAACTGAGAAGATAGAACCAGTAGTTAGATTATTTGTAATACTAAAGAGTTGCCCAGCAGAACCCTCAAAAGAAAGTGTTCCAGAGTTTAAAGTATCATAAGGAACAACATCAATGACAGTTCCAATTCCAAGTGCCCCTGTTGAAGGATTAATTTGAAGTCTTGTAGATGAAACTCTTAATGTGGTTTGAATACCTGAAGTTACACTTGATATTGCCACATACCAATTTGAATTTGTGGTAGTATCATCAAGTATTGTTACTCCACCATTATTTCCACCCTGAAGACCCTGAAGTCCTTGAGTACCTTGTAGTCCTTGAGCACCTTGTAATCCTTGAGTACCTTGAAGTCCTTGTCTACCCTGCAATCCTTGATTACCCTGAAGACCTTGAGTACCCTGCAATCCTTGATTACCCTGAAGACCTTGAGTGCCTTGAGAACCTAAAGTACCTTGAAGACCTTGAGTACCCTGAGAACCTAAAGTACCTTGGAGTCCTTGAGTACCCTGAAGTCCTTGAGTACCCTGAAGACCTTGAGTTCCCTGAAGACCTTGAGTTCCCTGAAGTCCTTGTGTACCTTGAAGTCCTTGTCTACCCTGCAATCCTTGATTACCCTGAAGTCCCTGAGTTCCTTGGAGTCCTTGAGTACCCTGAAGACCTTGCAAACCAGCCGCAAATGGAGCAGTCCAACTTACTCCTGTACCAGTAGAACTGAGAACACTACCAGCAGCCCCTACATTTCCATAAAAATCTCTTAATCCAGCGTCTAGTTCAACAGTTTGAACAAATGTAGAGAGACCAGTAATTCTTAATTGCGGAGAAGTTACGGTTAAATCAGTAACTTGAATTCCACCAGCGGCAAGTCTCACCCCATTAGGAACTTGATTAGTGCCGACACCAACCGCATAATTAAATAACCAGGCATCAGTATTCAGTCCAGTAAAAGTACCAGACTTAATCCACATAATTTGTTTATATGTAGATGGAACGTCATCAGTACCAACACCAGCATTAATATCAAATAATGGACTTCCCTCTGTTGAAGCAACCGCAATACCACCGTGATTTGCTGTAGTATCATTTGAAATAACGGCACCACCAGCAGTAGTAGCAAGACCTACAATAATATCTTTATCTTTTACTGTTAAAGTGGTAGAAGCAATAAGAACCGATGTTCCGCCAATCGTTACATTACCACCAACATAAAGATTAGTACCATCAAAAGTTAGATTACCAGAACCGGTTGGATTATTAGACCCATCCTTATAAACAATTTGATTAGCAGATCCTGCTACCGGACCTGTTAGACCCTGTAGTCCTTGAGCACCTTGTAATCCTTGAGTTCCCTGAAGTCCTTGTCTACCCTGCAATCCTTGATTACCCTGAAGACCTTGAGTACCTTGAGAACCTAAAGTACCCTGGAGACCTTGAGTACCTTGAGAACCTAAAGTACCCTGCAATCCTTGAGTACCTTGAGAACCTAAAGTACCCTGCAATCCTTGAGTACCTTGAGAACCTAAAGTACCCTGCAATCCTTGAGTACCTTGAGAACCTAAAGTACCCTGCAATCCTTGAGTACCCTGAAGACCTTGAGTACCCTGAAGACCTTGAGTACCCTGAAGTCCTTGAGTACCCTGAGAACCTAAAGTACCCTGCAATCCTTGAGTACCTTGAGAACCTAAAGTACCCTGCAATCCTTGAGTACCTTGAGAACCTAAAGTACCTTGAAGACCTTGAGTACCCTGAAGACCTTGAGTACCCTGAAGTCCTTGAGTACCTTGAAGTCCTTGAGTACCCTGAGAACCTAAAGTACCCTGGAGACCTTGAGTACCTTGAGAACCTAAAGTACCTTGTAATCCCTGAGTACCTTGAGAACCTAAAGTACCCTGAAGACCTTGGGTGCCTTGAGAACCTAAAGTACCCTGAAGACCTTGTGTACCTTGAGAACCTAAAGTACCTTGAAGACCTTGTGTACCTTGAGTTCCCTGAAGTCCTTGTCTACCCTGTAATCCTTGATTACCCTGAGTACCTTGTAATCCTTGGAGTCCTTGCAAACCAGCCGCAAATGGAGTAGTCCAACTTACTCCGGCACCTGTAGAAATAAAGACACTACCAGCGGCACCTATATTTCCATAAAAATCTCTTAATCCGGCATCTAATTCTAGAGTTCCACCAAAAGTAGAGGCACCAGATACTCTTACATCACCGACAACATCTAACTTTGCTCTTGGACTTGTGGAACCAATACCAGTATTTCCACCAAAAGGATTTAGTGCAATTGTTCTGTCAGCATTAACGTCAATAATCGGAATACCAGAGATTGGATTGACGCTAAAGATTGAACCAGAAGATAAGATATTACTAATAGAAAATAGAGTTCCTTCACTTCCTTGAAAACTTAGAGTGCCATTATTCGTCGGATATACAACCGCAGTAATAGTAGAAGGTCCAGTATTTGTACTTGCTCCTACAAAATCTATTTTTGGATCCGTATTAGTAGATCCTATACTTGGGGTTATAAGAATATCTTTATCCGAATTTGCCATCCCCTATATTCCTTTTGTTAAGTATTTATTAGACATTAAAGTGAGTAACATTTTTTAAATACCAAACCTACTGCGAGTTGCGTTGAAGTTTTGTGAGACTTCTGATGCTGTGAGTGCTCGTGTATACATTTTTAAAGTGGCAAAATTAAGATTTGAATGCCAACTATAATCTCCACCATAATTTGCAGTAGCAATTCTTATACGGTTATCACTTGGAGTTCCTTCAGTTCCAGAAGTTATAGTTCCACTTGTTTGAGACACTCCATTTTTATATAAAGTTAAAGTCGTTCCATTTCTTACGGCAACTAACTGCGTCCAAACTCCAGAAGATGTATCCGAAAAAGAAAGTTCATAAACATTATTAACCCCAGAGGTTCTTCCCCATATCACATATCTATAAGATATCGAATCATAGTACCACATATTATGAAATCCAGTATATGTTGCTATTACACTTACATTTTCCGTTCCATTATAATTTGTGGGATTTCTATCATTTGATTTAAACCACACTTCTGTTGTATGATTATTATGTAAATAATTTGCTGCTGTTAAAATTCCAGAAGTGTTTAATGTGGCATATCCACCATCTTCTGCTGTTGGTGGTAATGTTCTTGTAAATGCTATTGAACCACTATTTGATGAACTATAGGAATAATATGATGGATTAACAAGAGTAAAATTATTCCCATTACCACTCAAATCAGTCCAAGTCGTTCCAGAACCAGGATATGAGTTTCTATCTGCCGCATCAAGTGCTAGAACTAATCCACTATCTACAATATCAGGACCTGAAGACGCTGCCATTTTCTCTACCTCTTAGATATTAAATCTGCCTCTAAGGGCATTAAAGTTTTGTGAGACTTCTGATGCTGTGAGTGCTCTATTGTAGATGGAAACTTGTGCTATGTTTCCGTTCAAGTAATCAGGTCCATTAGGTCTTCTTCCAATTTCTATGGTATAAGATGGTTCTATAATAGAAGCAGGTATTGAAGTTGTATTTGTACTGTCTAATACTCCATTTCGGTACATTCTTATAGAAGTTGAAGGAGTCCAGGTTCCTACTAAATTAATCCAGGCACCAGTAGTAATAACAGCAGAAGTACTTGCACCTGCATTATTTACAGCAAATCCTGCCAACCCAGCACCACTAACATTAAGGGCATATCCATTTACAGTAGAAGAACTCGTTTTAGTTACTATCCATCTATCAGCAACAGTAGTCTTTATCCAAGCAGAAACTGTTAGTCCTGCTGTTGGAAGTAAATTGGAGTCTGAAGTAAAATCAATAAAGTCATCAGTACCATCAAAAACAATAGATCCACCATTAGAACTACTAAAAGTCGGTCCAGTTGTAAGAGTTCCATTATTACCTCTACCACTCAAATCAGTCCAGGTGGTTCCAGAACCTGGATATGAGTTTCTATCTGCCGCATCAAGTGCTAATACTAAACCATTCGTAACTATCGGTGGTCCGTGAGAAAGTGCCATTTTTAGATACCAAACCTACTACGAGTTGCGTTGAAGTTTTGTTGGATTTCTGATGCTGTGAGTGCTCTGTTGTATACAGAGACTTGTGATATGTTTCCGGGAAAGTAGTATGTATTAATTCCACCTACTGGTCTGAATCCTATCTGAAATGCAGCATTAGATTCAAATGAACCAGTTATAGAAGTTGTATTAGATCCAATATTAATACTATCCGCATAAGCATTTATTCTATTTGAACCATTCCAAGTAAGTGTAAAATTATGCCAAGCACCATTATTATATCCAGAACCAAACTGAACACTATCAATTGCCCCTGTTGCTGCCATATAAACTTCAAATCTTCCTCCATCAATTCTTAAACTTATGTCTATATTAACATTACCATTATAGTTGTCAAACAAATAATATTCAAGAGTTCCAGTTGTTTTAAACCAAACACTAATAGTAAAAGAAGTAGATGCTGAATTGATACCTAACGAAGTTGCTGTAACAGTATTCACATAATCATTCGTCCCATCAAAAACAATAGACCCACCATTAGAACTACTATAAGTCGGTCCATTCGTTAAAGTTCCATTATTTCCACGACCAGTCAAATCAGTCCAAGTGGTTCCAGAACCAGGATATGAGTTTCTATCTGCTGCGTCTAGAGCAAGAACTAATCCTGAAGTAACTATTGAGGGACCATAACCAATCGTCATATCAAATCTCCACTTCTAGGTCAGCAACGTCTTTTCTGATTGCGGTGAAGTCCCAATAGAACTCATAAGTTCCTCTGGTTCTCTTCGTTTGAATAGTGAAGTTGTTGTTTGCAACATCAATCTCTTCTACCCAAAGAACTTCTCCGTGCTTGATATTTGTGATATGAATATTCACTCCATCTTCCTTGACGAAAGCAGAGATATAATCAGGAAGTTTCACAACGCACTTACCATTCTCAATCGTTCCTTTTCCAGTCAGGCGAATACCGTGATAAGGGCTTTCAAGAGAACCGTACTGGAGCGTTTTACCTGGTTTTGTTGGGTGAGGAACGACGAAGGACTTGGTTGTGGCACCGAAGGAACCAACAACGTGTAGTTTGTAGGATGGGTTTGTGGTTCCAATACCAACAGAACCAGAAACATAAGCACCCAAAGCAGTAGTAGCAGAACCAACTTGAAGTGCTTGTGATGAGGTTCCAGTAGAACTTGTTCTTCCAATAAAAAGTGCTGCTGCAGTGTGGTCCCATCTATATCTTTCTGCACCCAGAGTTTGGAATATAATTGGTGAATTATCATTATGATTTAATACAAATCCACTACCACTTGATGATAATTGGGTTCTTCCACCAACATTCGTTGAATTACCTGATTCAGAAATTCCAACAGTACCAAGAACAGAAAGTTTACTAGTTCCTGGATTTGTGGTTCCTATTCCCAAATTGCCAGAATTATTAAATCTTGCTGCTTCAACTCCAGATGGAAGAAATGCTAAAAATCCAAGTCCAGTATTATTATCTCTTCCTACTATTCTACTAACAAGATTTGTACCAAATCCAATATGTGCAGAAGTATTTACTGTAGCAGATGTACCATTGTCTAATAAAATACTACCACCAGAAACTTGTAGTTTATTTGCTGGATTTGTGGTTCCTACACCAACATTACCAGTTGAAGGATTAAAGGTCAGTTTGGTGCTGGAAACTCCAACATTTGTGGAAACTCCAGAAGTTACATCTTCAAATACAATATAACGAAGAGCATTTGTAGAAACATCATTAACAACAGTTACTCCACCATTATTATTTCCTTGAACACCCTGTAATCCCTGAAGACCTTGAGCACCCTGAAGACCTTGGGTTCCTTGAGTACTTTGAGTACCCTGAAGACCTTGAGTACCTTGAAGACCTTGGGTACCTTGGAGACCCTGAGTTCCCTGAAGACCTTGTGTACCTTGTGTCCCCTGAGTACCCTGTAATCCTTGAGTACCTTGGAGACCTTGAGTACCCTGTAATCCTTGAGTTCCCTGTAGACCTTGAGTACCCTGTAATCCTTGGGTTCCTTGGAGTCCTTGTGTACCCTGAAGACCCTGAGTACCTTGTGTTCCCTGTGTACCCTGAAGACCTTGAGTACCCTGGAGTCCTTGGGTTCCTTGAAGACCTTGGGTTCCTTGAAGACCTTGGGTTCCTTGAAGACCTTGGGTTCCTTGAAGACCTTGAGTTCCTTGAGTACCTTGAGTACCCTGAAGACCTTGGGTTCCTTGAGTGCCTTGAGTACCCTGGAGACCTTGAGTTCCCTGAGTACCTTGAGTACCTTGAGTACCTTGAGTTCCTTGAAGACCTTGGCGACCCTGAATACCCTGTGTTCCCTGGAGACCTTGTAGGGCGGCATTCTGTATTGTTGCTTTCTTTAACTGACCATCACTTACATCATAAAGCAATAAGTAATCTCCAGACTGAACTTCTGGTGCAGTAAGTTCTACTCTGTCTGAAATAATTTGAGGAGCAACTTTTCTAAGTGAAGAATCAGTAACTCCAGAACCGAGTGTTGTTGCGTTGAGAACTGATGTTCCATTAATCTCATAAGACTTACCAGATGCAAGATTCCAATCTTCACTTGAAGTTAATGCTTGTGCAGTATGATTCCAAAGGATTGTCTTGACTATATTTGCAGAACCAATACCAATACCACCACCATCAAGAAGTAGACTTGTTCCTATAGTAGTCGCAATACCAACTCTTAGGTCCGCTAGTTCAATTGTGGTGGAGTTTATAATAGTTTGTGTTCCATCTACATATAAATCACCTTTGATTCTTACCACTCCAGTATCATTTCCAATTGCTGCTGGATCAATAATTAATTCTGCAGGTCCAGTAATAGTGTTAGTATTAATTCCAATACCAGTACCACTTACTCCACCAATTTGAACTGTTGAAGTGTTTTTATTGAATGTAAAGTTTGCGGAGGCACCAGAAACTCCATTATCATTAAAGATTACTTGAGTATTAGAACCTGCTACTGGACCAGTGATTCCTTGAGTTCCTTGAGTTCCCTGAAGACCTTGAGTTCCCTGAGTACCTTGAGTGCCTTGAGTTCCTTGAGTACCTTGAGTACCCTGTAGACCTTGAGTGCCTTGAGTACCCTGTAGACCTTGGCGTCCTTGAATACCCTGAGTACCCTGAAGACCTTGAGTTCCCTGAGTACCTTGAGTTCCTTGTAATCCTTGAGTACCTTGTGTACCTTGTGTACCTTGTGTACCTTGTGTGCCCTGAGTACCTTGAGTACCCTGTAGACCCTGAGTACCCTGTAGACCTTGAGTTCCTTGAGTTCCCTGAAGACCTTGAGTTCCTTGAGTTCCTTGAGTTCCCTGAAGACCTTGAGTTCCCTGAGTACCTTGAGTGCCTTGAGTACCCTGTAGACCTTGGCGTCCTTGAATACCCTGAGTACCCTGAAGACCTTGAGCTCCCTGAGTACCTTGAGTTCCTTGTAATCCTTGAGTACCTTGTGTACCTTGTGTGCCCTGAGTACCCTGAAGACCTTGAATTCCAGCAGCAAAAGGCGTAGTCCAAGAAACTCCAGCACCAGTAGAAACTAAAATAGAACCAGCAGCACCTACATTATTATAAATGTCCTTTAATGTAGAATTTAATTCAATAGGACTCTCAAAAACAAAGTTTCCAGAACCATCAATTTGAGCTCTTACTGCCGCATTACTAACATCAACAAAACGAAGATTTGGTGTTGAAGTATTACCATAAACATCAATATACCAAGCAGTTGCATTATCAGTTGCTCTACCAAAACTTAACTGACCACCTTCATTAGATGTATCAACTCTACCTGCCTTGATTTCTCCACCAACAACATCAAGTTTAATTCCTGCTCCTGGACTTACTGTTCCAATACCAACACTCTGATTTACTGCATCATATACAAAGTTAGTAGCACCCGCAGATACATTATTGTTGTTAAAAATAACTTGTTTGTCAGTACCAGCAACTGGTCCCGTTAAACCTTGAGTTCCTTGAGTACCCTGAAGACCTTGAGTACCTTGAGTACCCTGAGTACCTTGTGTTCCCTGAAGACCTTGAGTACCTTGAGTTCCCTGAGTACCCTGAAGACCTTGTCTTCCCTGAGTTCCCTGAAGTCCCTGAGTTCCTTGTAAACCTTGGGTTCCCTGAAGTCCCTGAGTACCTTGTAGACCTTGTGTACCTTGGAGTCCCTGAGTTCCTTGTAATCCTTGAGTACCTTGGAGTCCCTGAGTTCCTTGTAAACCTTGGGTTCCTTGAGTACCCTGAGTACCTTGAAGACCTTGAGTACCCTGTAATCCTTGAGTACCTTGGGTTCCTTGAGTACCCTGTAATCCTTGAGTACCTTGGTTTCCTTGAGTACCCTGAAGTCCTTGAGTTCCTTGTGCTCCTTGAGTACCCTGAAGACCCTGAGTTCCTTGTGCTCCTTGAGTACCCTGAAGACCCTGAGTACCTTGTGTACCCTGAGTACCTTGGAGTCCTTGAGTACCTTGTGTACCTTGGGTTCCCTGAAGACCTTGAGTACCTTGTCTTCCCTGAGTACCCTGAAGACCCTGAGTTCCTTGTAATCCTTGAGTACCTTGGAGTCCCTGAAGAGCGGCATTCTGTATCGTTGCCTTTCCTACAACAGTTCCACTTACATCATAAAGTGCAATAAAGTCACCACTTTGAGGGTCTGTAACGGTAGGTAATCCATTAATATCAAGATTACTAGCAGTTCCATTAAATCTGGTTGCGGTAATTTGACTATCGGTAATATGAACTCCACCGACTGCCAAACGAACTCCATTTGGTACTTGAGTGCTTCCAATACCAACACCATAGTTGAATAACCATGCATCAGTAGTACCGGCACCCAAAGTACCACCCTTAATCCACATAATTTGCTTATATGTGGAAGCAATACTATCAATACCAACGACACTAATATCAACTAGTGGAGTACCTTCGGTAGAAGCAATAGCAATACCACCGTGATTTGCCGTAGTGTCTGTAGAAACATCCTGATTGAGGGCATTTGTTGTAAATCCTAATATAATATCTTTATCTCTAACAACTAGTTCATTAACAGAAATAAATGCCGTAGTACCACCGACAGTTATGTTTCCACTAACATTTAAATTTGAATTAATATTGGTAGTACCATTAACAGTAAGACCAGTAAATGTAGGAGTATCAGTTAGGGCGATTGTTGCGCCTACTCCGGTTGCGGTTGCGGTTAGATTTCCACTTACAAAGTTAATGGAATTAACACTATCCGGAGTTCCTACAACAGAACCTTCTTCACGAATTGTAATACCAGTAATTGCGCCAGCGGCAGCGGCAGGAACCCAAGTAGGTGCGGCACCAACTCCATTTGATTGAAGAACATACCCAGATGTGCCATTTGCCAAGAATACAGTATTATCAGGTGAAGACTGATAAGGTATATTACCAGTAGCACCGCCTTTTAGATTTGTGGCGATACCGGCATTAGAAACATAATCGGCAATTGTGATAGTTGCGCCAGCACCAGATGCTGTTGCAGTTACATTTGGTCCTACAAAATTAACAGAATTAACACTATCTGTAGTTCCTACAACAGAACCTTCCTCACGAATTGTAATACCAGTAATTGCGCCAGCAGCGGCGGCAGCAACCCAATCTACTCCAGAACCAGTTGATGCGAGAACTTGCCCTGGTGCTCCAGGTTCATTATCCTTATCAAAGAGAGAACCACGAAGTCTAATACCACCATTTACATCTAAGTTTGTTGTTGGAACTGTGGTTCCAATACCAACTCTTTGATTTACAGCATCATATACAAAGTTAGTAGCTCCGGCAGAAACATTATTATTGTTAAAAATAACTTGAGAGTTAGAACCTGCTATTGGTCCCGTTAAACCTTGAGTTCCCTGAAGACCTTGAGTACCTTGAGTACCTTGGGTTCCTTGTAATCCTTGAGTTCCCTGAGTACCTTGGGTTCCTTGGAGACCTTGAGTACCCTGAAGACCTTGAGTACCTTGTGCTCCTTGAGTACCCTGAAGACCTTGAGTACCTTGTAGACCTTGAGTACCCTGAGTGCCTTGGGTTCCTTGTAATCCTTGAGTACCCTGTAATCCTTGAGTACCCTGAAGACCTTGAGTACCCTGAAGACCTTGAGTACCCTGAAGACCTTGAGTACCCTGAGTACCTTGGGTTCCTTGTAATCCTTGAGTACCCTGAGTACCTTGTGCTCCTTGAGTACCCTGAAGACCTTGAGTACCCTGAGTGCCTTGGGTTCCTTGTAATCCTTGAGTACCCTGTAATCCTTGAGTACCCTGAAGACCTTGAGTACCCTGAAGACCTTGAGTACCCTGAAGACCTTGAGTACCTTGTGCTCCTTGAGTACCCTGAAGACCTTGAGTACCCTGAAGACCTTGAGTACCCTGAAGACCTTGAGTACCCTGAAGACCTTGAGTACCCTGAGTACCTTGGGTTCCTTGTAATCCTTGAGTACCTTGTGCTCCTTGAGTACCCTGAAGACCTTGAGTACCTTGTGCTCCTTGAGTACCCTGAAGACCTTGAGTACCTTGTGCTCCTTGAGTACCCTGAAGACCTTGAGTACCCTGAGTGCCTTGGGTTCCTTGGAGACCTTGAGTACCCTGAGTGCCTTGGGTTCCCTGAAGACCTTGGGTTCCTTGAAGACCTTGAGTACCCTGAAGTCCTTGAGTACCTTGAACACCCTGAAGGGCGGCATTTTGAATTGTGGACTTCTTCAGAGTTCCATCAAGATTATCATAATAAAGAATATAATCATCGGCAGTTGCTGATACTTCAGGTCTATCGGAAATTAAACCTGGTGATACACTTCTAATACTTGATATTGTAACTCCTGTTCCTAGAGTAGTTGAAGAAAGTACTTCAACTTCATTAATTTTATAAACTTTATTATTTTCTAAATCAAAGTTTTCACTTGATTTTAATGAATCACTTGAGAAATCATAGGTTAAAGTCTTACGAATATTAGTAGACCCAATACCGATTCCGGCACCATCAAGAAGTAAATTGGTTCCTACTGTTGTTGCTATGCCTATTTGAGCATCAGCAATCTCTACAATGGTAGAATTAATTGTGGTTGTGGTTCCGTCTACATATAAGTCACCTTTAATTCTTACGACACCAGTATCAACACCTACACCAGCAGGGTCAATAATCAGTTCGGAAGGACCAGTAATTGTATTGGTGTTAATGCCAATTCCAGTACCAGAAACTCCTCCAATTTGAACGGTTGAGGTATTTTTATTGAACGTAAAGTTAGAAGAAGCTCCAGAAACTCCTGCATCATTAAAAATTACCTCAGTATCAGAACCGGCAATAGGACCAATCAGACCCTGAAGACCTTGAGTTCCTTGAGTTCCTTGAGTACCCTGAAGACCCTGAGTTCCTTGAGTACCCTGAAGACCTTGAGTACCTTGTGTACCCTGTAGACCTTGAGTACCCTGCTCACCTTGAATTCCTTGAGTTCCTTGAGTTCCTTGAGTACCCTGAAGACCCTGAGTTCCTTGAGTACCCTGAAGACCTTGAGTACCTTGTGTACCCTGTAGACCTTGAGTACCCTGCTCACCTTGAATTCCTTGAGTACCTTGAATACCTTGCTGTCCTTGAATACCTTGAGTACCCTGAAGACCCTGTGTACCTTGAGTACCCTGAAGACCTTGAGTACCTTGAGTACCTTGCGTACCCTGAAGACCCTGAGTTCCCTGCTCACCTTGAATTCCTTGAGTTCCTTGCGTACCCTGAAGACCCTGAAGACCCTGAGTTCCTTGAGTACCCTGAAGACCTTGGGTTCCTTGAGTACCCTGAAGACCCTGAGTTCCCTGCTCACCTTGAATTCCTTGAGTTCCTTGCGTACCCTGTAGACCCTGAGTACCCTGCTCACCTTGGATTCCTTGAGTACCTTGCGTACCCTGAAGACCTTGAGTTCCCTGAGTTCCCTGCTCACCTTGAATTCCTTGAGTTCCTTGCGTACCCTGAAGACCCTGAGTTCCTTGCGTACCCTGAAGACCCTGTGTACCTTGAGTACCCTGAAGACCTTGAGTACCTTGTGTACCCTGAAGACCCTGAAGACCCTGTGTACCTTGAGTACCCTGAAGACCTTGAGTTCCCTGCTCACCTTGAATTCCCTGAGTTCCTTGAGTACCCTGAAGACCCTGTGTACCTTGAGTACCCTGAAGACCTTGAGTACCTTGTGTACCCTGAAGACCTTGAGTTCCCTGCTCACCTTGAATTCCCTGAGTTCCTTGAGTACCCTGAAGACCTTGAGTTCCTTGAGTACCCTGAAGACCTTGGGTTCCCTGAGTACCCTGAAGACCTTGAGTTCCCTGAGTACCCTGAAGACCTTGAGTTCCCTGCTCACCTTGAATTCCCTGAGTTCCTTGAGTACCCTGAAGACCTTGAGTTCCCTGAGTACCCTGAAGACCCTGAGTGCCCTGAGTTCCCTGAAGACCCTGAGTGCCCTGAGTTCCCTGAAGACCCTGAGTTCCTTGAGTACCCTGAAGACCCTGAATACCTTGTCTACCCTGAAGAGCGGCATCCTGAATTGTTGATTTATAAATTTGATCAGTTGTGTTATCATAGATCAAAATCAAATCATCAGAAGTTACACTACTTGTAGATATTTGACCCTTAATTGCCTGTTTTGTAACAATACCATCAAAGTATGGAGAAGTTACTGTGGTATCAGTAACCTGCATACCACCAGCGGAAAGTCTTACTCCATTAGGTACTTGAGTAGAACCAATACCAACACCATAGTTGAATAACCAAGCATCGGTGGTTCCTGCTCCCAAAGTACCACCCTTAATCCACATAATTTGTTTGTATGTGGATGGAATACTATCAATACCAACGATACTAATGTCAATTAATGGACTTCCTTCCGTAGAAGCAATTGCAATACCACCATGATTTGCGGTTATATCGGTAGAAATATCATTATCAAAAGCATCGGTGGTAATACCAAGTATAATATCTTTATCATTAACTTTAAGTTCATTAACAGCAAGGAATGCCGTAGTACCACCAACGGTAATGTTCCCACCAACATATAAGTTAGAACCATCAAAGGTTAGGTTATTGGAACCGACAGGATTATTGGAACCATCTTTATAGATAACTTGGCCTGATGAACCCGCTACTGGACCTTCAATTCCTTGAGTTCCTTGTAATCCTTGAGTACCTTGAGTACCCTGAAGACCTTGGGTTCCTTGAGTTCCTTGAAGACCCTGAGTACCTTGAGTACCCTGAAGACCTTGGGTTCCTTGAGTTCCCTGAAGACCTTGAGTTCCTTGAGTACCCTGAAGACCTTGAGTTCCTTGAGTACCCTGAAGACCTTGAGTTCCCTGCTCACCTTGAATTCCCTGAGTTCCTTGAGTACCCTGAAGACCTTGAGTTCCTTGAGTACCCTGAAGACCTTGAGTACCCTGCTCACCTTGGATTCCCTGAGTTCCTTGAGTACCCTGAAGACCTTGAGTACCCTGCTCACCTTGGATTCCCTGAGTTCCTTGAGTACCCTGAAGACCTTGAGTACCTTGTGTACCCTGTAGACCTTGGGTTCCTTGAGTACCCTGAAGACCTTGAGTACCCTGCTCACCTTGGATTCCCTGAGTTCCTTGAGTACCCTGAAGACCTTGAGTACCTTGAAGACCGGCAGCAAAAGGAGAAACCCAACTAACTCCAGCACCAGTAGAAATTAAAATAGAACCAGCAATACCTACATTACCATATACGTCTACTACCGAAGATCCTAATCCAACAGGTCCACTGAAAGTAGATATACCAGAAACATAAAGATTGGTTAAAGAACCACCAGTACCAACTAATTCACCATTAACATAAAAGTTAGAGGAAGTTACAACACCAGTAAAATATCCATCACCAGTTACCCAGAGTTTTGATGTAGGATTAACAGACCCTACACCAATATTTCCCGATACAGTTAGATTATCATCAATATTAGTTCTTCCGCTGTCAGAATTTAATTCTAAATTTCCAGAAGTACTATAAATTAAATTCGCAGCACCTACACCAATTTCAATATCATGAGCATCTACACCAGCATTAAATGTACCCTTTCCAAGAAAATTAGCATCTTTCCAACGATTTGCTCCAGAACCAATTTGAGGAGCTCTACCAATATCATAAACACCATCGCTAGATGGATATAAATTTGAAGAGATTCTTCCAGGAATATTAATTAAATTAGAACTATTAGCACCAAGATTTGTATTGCCACGAACGTCTAAGTCATACTGGGCATCAAAGACTGTAGAACCAATACCTACACGTCCAATTACTTCTACTACCTGAGTTCCTTCACTATAAGAAGATAAACCTACTTGGAGTTTCCTTTGTCTGCCGCTGACGTACTTATCCATTTGTTAGTTAAGAGTTTCTAGAATGCTTGCTATGAACTTAATATCAGTATTATTACTTGCGGAAAATCTAAGGACATCACTTGATTCCAGAACTAACTTTCCTGCTAACAAATTTGCCGTATCATTTCCAGAGATAGGATAAGATAAAATAATTTCAGTTGTAACCGCAATTCCTGTTCTTTTATTGGTTCTTTGATGTGCGAATGAAACTGTTTGTGTTTGTGCTCCAATATTCGTTGCCTGTGCTAGAAGTACAACTCCAGTATATCCAACTGGAGCAGTATAAATGCCGACATTATTAGTATTACCAACAGTAGTAATCGTCTTGAATACATTAAGTGCTAATGCCATTATTTAATCTCCTCCTAGTGCTAGAATAAATGGTGTAATGGTAGAAAATAAACTCTTAGAATAAAATGTACCAGATATAGTACCCGTCTGCTGATCAATTACAACGCCATCACCAATTCTAAAGTTTCCTGATTGGTCCGTACTCGTGAATACAACCAATCCACCATTACGAACATCGGTCTCATTCTCTTGAATTGGAACCCCACCTAATGAGGGAAGAGCAGTGTCAATATTTGTACCAGAACCAATATATTCCAAAGAATGCCCTGATGCCAAAATACGACTCTGTTTAAAAAATGGAACCTGTGTTCCAATTCCAACCTCATAAGGAACATTATCATTTACCGTAATAGTACAAATACCGGCAGAAATTGGAGTAGAACTTAATATTGAATAATAAGTTGGAACCATTAAAGGAACCGCTACTGCTGTATTTATTCCAACTTCAGGACCGGTTAATGTGACTGTTGGTGTATAAGTATATCCTCTACCCGTAGAAACCATATCAATTGCAACAACAGTACCATCTTTAACTTCCGCAACTGCCTGTGCAACAACTCCAAAATCAGTTTCTGGATCAGATATAGTAATTTCCGGAGAAAGAGAATATCCAGATCCACCATTAGTTATTAATATCTTTCCTACTGTATAGTAAAGTTTGTTAAAATATACGACCTGACCATCAAAGGGTCTTATGACATTAATTTTTGCCGTGCCGCTACCTACATAAGTATGAGGTAATGTAGAAACTCCAACATTACAAGTAAACACCGTACTTGCCATAGACACTTGTGGAAGTGAAAGGATATTCCCGGCACCAATACTAGTCGTAATAATTCCGACAAGATTATCAATAAAAGACCGAACATCGGCACAAGAAGCAGGACTCGTATTACTTCCGGTGAGTGGATCCGCAACAACATTCAAGTCTTTAACTGTTAGATTATTAGTAATTGCCAGTTTCATTAGTTCTCTGGCAGAAGTAAATCCAACTATTGTTTGTATCTCTTCTCCAACAAGACCATTATTTAAGGGAAGACCATTTTCTCCAAAATAAGCTTTTGTTGCTTCAATAGAGTTTTCACTTGTAAAATCTCTTACATCTAGTGATACGGCATCTACAATATATCCAATATCTCTCTTACACTTATCTGGACTTGGATTTACAAAAGATGGGAATTGTGTGGTTATTTGATTATAAGAACTATCAATAATTTCTTGTCTATTTGCCCGAATTAAATTATACGAATCAACATATCTTCCCGGAGCAACAGTTTTTGTTTCAAATATATATCCCTTTTTTCCGCTTGGGTATGTAACAATTCCGGGACCAGAAGGGCAACTAAATTCAAGTCCAGAAAGAGAAATACCCATACCAACCGAGAACTTATGAGCACTATCAGTATAGGCAGTTAAAAGTCCCGTCGTATTATCATAAAGAGCATTTACTATATTTAAAGTTGGTACATTTAAATCAAGAACAAAAGTATCAGCATTTTCTGCTGCAGCACTTGTGACTATTCCCGTATATTTTTTTGCTCCAACACCATCAGCAACAAGAGCATAGTTTCCAAAAGATGAGTTTGAGTTTGTAAGATCACAAGCACCACCAGATCCACAATAAACCGCTATGTCATTACAAATTGTAAAGAGAGAAACTAACTGAGCATACCCCCCATTTGTGATTGAAACTCCAATTCCACCCTGATTATATTGAGTGAAGGAATCCGTAACCATACTCCTAGTTGGACCTATGGCATCATTACCATCAATTTTCATTCCAATACTATTTGGAATGAAATTAGTACAGTTACGAATATATGCCGACTGACTTGAAAATCCAATCGTATTTGGATTAAAAGCAAAAACTGCCTTACCAGGATTCAAAGATCCTGTATAAGACATTTCCGTTACATAATTTCCTTCTGTAACGTGAAATAAATCTTGATTTGAATTTTGTGGAGATATTGATACTTCTCTTAAACTATCTCCAACAATTGAGACCTGTTTTGACAAAACTAAAGGATTATTTTCTATATAAGATCCAGAAGCAACTCTAATAACGGATCCTTCTGTTGCGATTGAGAGGGCTGCTCCAACAGTTGCTTTTGCGTCTCCGAGTTTTTTTCCTGTGTTCGTATCGTTTCCGTCTTTTGTGACATATAAAATATTAGTAACTGTTGCACCCGCACCGAGTCTAACAACTTCCGTAGAAATTCCAGTCTGCGAAAATCTATCTCTTAAAGTATAGACTTCTGCATCAAACGTATTTAAAGCTAATTCACCTGTTCTTAAATCAGAAACCGCAGGTCTTTTGCCGGGTACAGCAGACCTTTTAATACGAATCGGAGTTGCCATTTATTACATTCGGTATTTACCAAAAAAGCAATATATATTGCCTTGATTTATTTATTCAAGAAATATTATTACGTCTTGGGCGATAAGAATATAGATTTGTTGGTGCCTCTGGTTTCATCCATTCTTGTATTTTATCAAATCTCTCTTCACTATAAAAATCTTGCTGGACATACCATAGTTTCCAGTGCTCGTGCCCCTTGGATTGATTGCAGGAATGACAACAGGAAATTACATTCGTCTTTACATCAAGTCCACCCTTACATTGCGGAATGATGTGGTCCAGCGTGATATTCTCTTCCGAATCACAATAGGCACACTTGTGTTCCCATTGCTCTTTTATATTTTTCCTCCACATTCGTTTTGCTTCTGCTTTACTGGTCGTTTCTAGATTAAACAGATAGTCCTTAAACGAGTGTAGAGGAACCATAAGTATTTGCAACTTATGATTATTTATTCTTTGTTCTTATAACTTCTACGAGTTCTTTGAGTGTAATATAAATGTAATGAAACTCATCATAGTAAGTGATGTCAGAGTCTCTCTCAAAAAAGTTAAGTAGATTCATACAACAAAAGGTTCTTGTTGTCTTTCTGGTAGTTTGATTTGTGGCAATGGTTCTCCAGGTCCATTGGCACCAGTTGCAGTTGGAATATCATAAGAACTACCAACACCACCTTGAACTATCTCATTTGTTGGAAGTGCTTTAGGCATTTCTACATCAATTACTTGACCCATCAGAAACTTATTCCTTGTGATTTGTCGATTATGTGGGTCAAAATCAAACATCAACATTGCATCTGACCACTCGGCACAATCTACAATTTTTCTTCCAGTTCTTTTATCAATCACTGAAAAATATTCTTCACTATTATACTTTTTCATTATTTGGTTGCGAAGGTACTACAGGATTGCGATTTACATTCTTAATCACAATAAAAGCATCGTTTTGATATGTGACAGTACCATAAGGTTTTGCCCATTTTGGATTTGCATCGGGATTTGTTTCAGTGCCAGTTGCGGCAACACCACCGACTTGTACTACAATCTCATCCGTTGGTTCCCATCCAAGATTTTGAATGGCAACGGCAAGTTGTCCGAGCATTTCGGAACTCACAGGTTCTCCTCCTGTTCGGTAAGAATGACACAATCAGACTTGGGATATGCCACACAAAGAAGTGCCCATCCATCTGCCATTTGGTCATCATCAAGGAAAGATTGGTCTTCATTATCAATCTCACCAGAGACAACCTTACCGGCACAGGCAGAGCAGGCACCTGCCTTACAAGAGAAAGGAAGATCAATTCCTGCCTCATCTGCTGCTTCTAGAATATATTGGTCTGCGGGACATTGAATAGTTTGTTCGGTTCCATCGGCGGAACGAAGAGTAACATTAAAAGTCATAAAAGTTGTAGTGACTATGAGTAATTATACCACTTTTTTATCTGTGGTGGAAGTGTTTGTTGGAAAATCCTTACGGTCTTGTACAGGTCTGTAAAGTCCAGGCCAAGTATCTTGAATAATCTCTGCGAGTTTATATGGAGTTGTTGAGGATATCATCAGTACTTTTCCAAACAATATACACCGTTCTTTTCTAAGATGGCAGAACAAGTATCCACAAAATCTCCACAACACATATAAGTGATTTTGCCAAAATTGCGAATATTTGCCGAATGTATGTGTCCGCAGATTACACCAGAATATTTCTTATCTCTTTGAGCACAATAAGAAGCAATATCAGTCTCATATTGATTGATATAGTTCTTACCACGCACACTATTCTTCAAAGCATAAACCAAAGAGAAACGGAAGAACCTCTCAAAAAATAAACTGAGTGGTGTAATGAATTCATATCCTTTATTAAAGATGAGTTGTTTCCAAGACCCAGAAGAATACTCAGAATACTTATCTCCGTGAATACAAAGAAACTTATTTCCCTTTGAATCCTTGTGCGTATATTCATCAACCATCTTAAAGTTCTTGTGTTCAAAATCAGTATAACGACGAATCATTCCTTCGTGATTTCCAAGAATATAAACAATCTCGGTTCCTTTCTTTGCGAGATTGAGAATCTGATGAACACATTCGGTGTGCTCTTTTTTCCAACGAGTATTATATTTTTCCATACAGTAGATGTCTATAATATCACCTACCAGAACTAACTTTTTGGTTTTGAGTTCTTTCAGAAACTTGAGAAACTTTTCAGTATTACATCGCGGAGTTCCCAAGTGAACATCAGATATGAAGACTGTATCGTAAGTCATATTCAGAATCTTTTTGGAGTGTATTCAATTCCTTCAAGAAGTGTATCTAACATCGCACCATATTCTTTGAATCTTTTGTCTCCTGCGATAAAGCATCTTTGACGCATCCAAAGAGCATCCGCAAGAAGTTTAATTTGCTCTTCGGAAAGTGATAGGTCTTTCATTAGTAAGAAGTAACTGTTGTATGTATTATAGCAGAGACATTATGAAAAGGAACAATCCAAATAACTGGAAGAGCAGGAGGATGAGGAGCATTTTATTGGTGCTTTTGTAAGTATGCAACCAAATCTTTAAGGTAGTCAGATGCTTTATCCCAATCCCCATTAAACCTATCATTAAGTTCTTGATAAATTTTTTCTGCGTTTTCAGGTGCTAGATTGGTTGCCTCAATAAATCCTTCTTTAGTAATCATAATGTTTTAATGTTTTTTCTGTAAGGTTAATGATTTCAGTTATGGGTAATTCTACCACATAACACTCCGTATATCCACTGTCCGTGGTCTCAAAATCAATTTTATAATCTTGGTATTTTTGATGGATGAACTTTTCAAGATGATGAACTTGATAATGAATTCCTTTCCATATTTTAATTACACTATGTAATTTATTTTTGGTGTGATTTGCTAATTTATTGAAACTTCTACCAACCTTATAAACCAGTTTACCTTCAAGATAAACAATAACCAAATACAAATAATCAGTATCAAAATATCTTTCTTTCCAAGGGTTTTGACAATTATTGCCCTTTATTTTTTCTCCATATTTTTTGACTCTTTCATCAGTTTCTTTGGTTAATCCTTTATTCCAAACTTTTTGACCTGTTTTCTTTCCTTTATTCCAAGGTTCTTTACCTATTTGCCATTCAGAAAAGTTTCTTGTTATGCCAATTGTTTTAAGATACTTATATACAGAAACTCTTGGTATGTTTAGTTGTCTTCCAATCTCGTGGGAGGATAAACCAGACAAATACATTTGCTTCCAAATCTCCCTATCCTTATCAGTATATCTTACATTCATTTGTGGTCTGCTCACGGATATTATTATTTATAAAAAAAGAGACCTTTACAGGTCTCTTCATTATATCACAATTTAGTGATTATATCAACCTATAGAAGGAGCAGTTAGAGCAACCGAAGTTGTTTCTGCTGCCGCCAAATCTAAAGGAAAATTATGTGCATTTCTCTCGTGCATAACTTCCATACCCAACCCAGCTTTGTTCAATATGTCCGCCCAAGTAGGAATTACTCGGTTTTGACTATCCAGAATACTCTGGTTGAAATTTAGTCCGTTGAGGTTGAATGCCATAGTGCTTACGCCTAGAGCAGTAAACCAGATGCCCACAACGGGCCAAGCGGCGAGGAAGAAGTGAAGTGAACGAGAATTATTGAACGAAGCATATTGGAAAATGAGTCGTCCAAAGTAACCGTGAGCCAATTGTCCAAAAGTTTCCTTAAGGGTTGGACTATATCTTCACCTATTAAAGGTGCTGGGCGCTCTTGCCTGTTATTAAGGGAACTGTATCCCTCAGGTAGTCTCTGAACCTTTCCTAGATGTATCTAGGACTTGGATGCTGATTGCCATATCCATAAAGGACTTAGGTTTCCAGCAGTTCACCCAGTTTAACGTGACCCGCTCTGTCAAGCCACGATGTTATAGGTCTCTTCTTCTTGACCGAACTTATAACCATAATTCTGCGATTCAGTTTCAGTAGTTTCACGAACCAGTGAAGAAGTCACCAGTGAACCGTGCATCGCAGAGAACAGTGAACCACCGAAGACACCAGCAACACCAAGCATATGGAAGGGGTGCATCAGGATATTGTGTTCTGCCTGGAAGACAAGCATGTAGTTGAAGGTTCCAGAGATACCCAGAGGCATTGCATCAGAGAAAGAACCTTGACCGAAAGGATAGACCAGGAATACAGCAGAAGCAGCAGCAACAGGTGCTGAATAAGCAACACAGATCCAAGGACGCATACCTAGACGGTAAGAGAGTTCCCATTCACGTCCCATATAAGCATAGATGCCGATGAGGAAGTGGAATACAACGAGTTGGAAAGGTCCACCGTTATAAAGCCATTCATCAAGTGAAGCAGCTTCCCAGATAGGATAGAAGTGAAGTCCGATAGCATTAGAAGAAGGAACAACGGCACCAGAGATGATGTTGTTTCCGTACATTAGAGAACCAGCAACGGGTTCACGAATGCCGTCAATGTCCACAGGAGGAGCACCGACGAAAGCGATAATGAAGCAAGTCGTAGCAGCAAGTAGGCAAGGAATCATAAGGACTCCGAACCAACCAACATACAGACGATTGTTAGTGGAAGTAACCCACTCACAGAATTGGTTCCAGGTATTTGTGGAACGTTGTTGAGCAATTGTAGCAGTCATTTGTTTTAAAAGGGTAAGTATGATTCAGGGGGACTGAATAGTTACAAGTATTCCCACGACACCCTCCATCGTGGGTATGAGGGATGCTTTACTTCTCTTGATCCCGGTTGGAGAAGACACTGGGTTTCAGAATTGTTACGTTTCTTAACCCGTGTATGTATATATAATAACACTGTTAGGAAATCCTGTCAATAGGTCCAATTACCTAAGTGGCACAGTATAAATAGAACCCTTTGTCAGCGGGCATATTCATTAATCTTATCCAGAACCATATTCAGATATTGATCGGCAAGTGATTTAGGATCAGACGTATATCCGATATGCTCATTTTGAAGTTTCTGCTTTAACTTCAATACCTGATACTTTATCTCATCCTTTGTTAATTGTCCCCTTGGCATAAAAAAAATCCTTCTCTCCGTATTTAGAGAGAAGGATTGATATAATTATTTTTTTAATGTGAGTTTCAATATATTAAGTGCGATTGTGGATATAAAAAATCCACAAAATATTGCGACAATATCAGAACTCACCATACTCCGGGGATAATTTGTCCAGTCAGTGCATAGGCACCAAAGGCAGCGACGATACCGATCATCGCAAACCAACCATTAATACGCTCAACCTTTTCGTTAAACATTTTTTTTCTCCTTAATAAGTTTCAGAAAGTTGATTGATAGAATGCGCCAGAAGCACAAAGAAAGAAATACTTGTTACAGTAAAAATGAGTTCGCCCATCAGATTACACCAAAGAAGAGGTGCCCTGTGAGTGCATAAGAAATAAGTGCCGCGACAAATCCCAGCATCGCAGTGCGTCCATTCAGTCGCTCTGCCCTTTCTGCGTGAGTCTCAAGTGCATAACGCTCTGCGTCGGACTGAGACACATACATTTCGGGTTCTTTGGCAAACATATTCTGTTGCCCAAATTCATTAGTCGTAACGGTCATTGTAGTTTTATTAAGAACTGTAACATATTATATATGAGGAAAGAGGTCTTGTCAAGCACCCTAGGTCAGAAAACTTTAACTTTGAGGTTGAGAAGGATTAGTAATTCTGCCCAAATAAGGATCATAGTTCATTAAATCATCAATCTTTAAATCAGGTCCTTGATTCTCCCAGAAATTAAGAAGTCCATCATGACTCTGGCGATGAAAGACATCAATATGCTCTGGATGAATAGAAGAACCTAGAGCAATCTTATAAAGGAATAAAGGAATTGAAAAAGTGTTTCCGGAATTATAAATTAAGTCATCGGCAACTGCTCTTGGCTTTACTCCATTATCTAACTTGTACTTATCATCACGAACATGATGCTTAAGAATTTTTTCTGCATGATGACGAGTGATTATATATGCGGCAGTTGAAAAATCATTTACAAATCTTTTATGAAGTTTAACATGTAAATCTCCTGTACAAATAATGGCAAGTTGAATTACATCATAATCATAAGGAACCTTGGAAATAAAATCATTCCAAGTAAAATCCCAACACCTTGCAAGTTGCAAATCCACATCGTCTTCCATAATAACCGCATAAGGACTATCGGAAGTTTCCACCCAATGCTTAAGTGCTTTAAGGTGGGAAGTAGTACATCCAATTTCTCCCGAAGTCATATTATCGGGATAACGACCCTTAATAATATCACTCAAATCATCTTCTCTCCCATCATAGGCAGAAATGCGAGTATAGTTTTCAATATCCCAATACTTAAATTGCTCCTCCATATATTCCTTTCTTTCTGGTTGCCCATCAAGATTTAGATAATATATTGGACTCATATTTTTGAGTTTATATGCTGATTTATTTTTATCCATTTTTTAAATTTTATTATTATAACAAGAATACTTACGAAGATACTTTTGACTTTGATAATAATTTACAAGTTGAGATTTATTTAATTTTTCTAGATAATTCCAAAGTTCCATGTTTTTTTGCAAATATGGATTATTATGATTGGAATTTTGACCTCGGGAATGTTCTAGATGGTAAACATAGTCGTCTATTCTTCCTACATTATACCCCATCTTATCAAATCTAAAGTATCTTTCTTTGTCTTCCGGTGACCAAGACACAAAGTTTTCATTTTCCATACCAGCATCAATGTAGGAATCTTTGTTAAAAAATTGCACATGCCCATATTCTGCTTGATATGGTTTGAACTTTTGTTCTAAAATACTAAAATCAAATTCTTGATTTATAAATTTAGTAACTATTTCATCATCCGCAAATATTTGTTTTTGAAACATACCAAACCCATAGGGATAAACTACATCATAAGACTGATTTAGAATCATTTCACAAGACTTTTGATATGTTTCTGGTCTTAATAATACATCACAATCATAATTTACAATAACTTTAGTATTAGAAATAGAAATCATTTCATTGATGATCTTCATCCTATGAAAAACAGGATCTTCCGATTGTTCAAAAAGATAAATTAATTGTTTAATATCATCACCAACAAATTCTTCAATTTGAGGGAGAGCATAATCTTTAAAAAATTGATTTGAATCTACTTCTTTGACAATAATATTAGTTTTAAAGGTCTTAATAAGAAAGCAAAGAACCGTAATTATGTTTCTAACCCTATCATCAGAGTCAATTCTGATAGGAATCATAAAAGTACAATCAGATAAATCTATTTTTTTCATATTTTAATCCATCCATCCAAATATAAATCCTGTGTTTGATTTTTAGCAGTATTTCCACTTGTACCAAACCAGTGTAAAGGGGCAACTACTTTTTTAGATTTTGCCAACCATGCCCCCCACCAAGAGAAAGAAGAATTGGCAATAATATGATAATGGCACATGCTCATTAGACATAAATCAACAAATCCATTATGAGATTCGGAAATCATAAATCTATCTGATTCAAATAAAGTCTGAGACTGACACCACCCAACATCATCGGAAAAAATCATTACCGGAATATTAGTATTAAATTGCTCTAGTGCCTTTTCATAATATGAAAGATCACATGGCGGATGATTTATAGAATTAGAAACATAATCTGTTCTTCTTACATGTAGAGCAATAATCTCATCAAAATGAAAATTAGATGTGCAAGGTTCTAAAATATATTCTTTAAACTTAAAGTCTTCTCTGATACTATCTTCAATATGCTTAAAGTATTTTTCACTCTGAAAGTATCCATGCAAATTTACATTATCTGGACAATTTCCAACATACTCAGAATCATAATGGAACTGCTTTTCTGTATAAAAATCTGCAGGAAAAAAACCCACATTTTTTAAATTATTAAGTTCAAATACATCAAATAATTTATTATCTTTCCATTTATCGCCATAGTCTGTTTTAGGAATACAGAAATCATATCCTTTTGTTGCAGCAATACCTCTTAACGAAGCATATTGAAACATCTGATTTGCTAAACGTCCATTTTGTCCGAGATAATTAAATCCAATCATTTTATTAGGAATAAAGAACAGTTTTTTTATCGGCAGGAGAGTGAATCATCCTTGCGGAAAAATCAAACTCATTATCGGGATAATTTCCTGGTTTTGCAAATGATGGGTGTAAAATATGAAAATCATCATAGTTTTCAATCCTATATCTATTTAAATGACTTTCATCATGAGCCGCTGCCATTACATTATTTTCCAAATCTTTTTTAATTCTTTCATCAAGTTCATCAATTAATTTAAAAATTTCTGGAATTTTACCACCCCAAATACATCCCTGAAGATATACATCGTCCTTTTCCTCTTCTTCAGTTACACATGATAAGGATCTTTTATTTCTTTCAAAAGGCAAATATTGAAGAAATTTACTCCAGTTGGCACTAAAAGTCGGATGTTGCACTCCGAAAAATGGTTTTTCATCGTTGAAAAAATCTTGATATGTAATTAACTGATCGCAACAATACATATCAGCATCAAAGTATACATACCAATCATAATCCTTTAATTGGCTTTCAATTTTTTTGATTTCTCCAAATCTTCTCAATCCACCAATACTATTATACATCAAATTATACCAATTATCTGAAGAATAATCTGATGTGGTAATTTCAATATTTTCAGATGATGGTATAATTTTAATATTGTCTGGAATGTCATCTCCAAGATCTCCATCTGTAAAAACAAAAAAATCTTTCTGACATTCTGGAACAAAATATTCCATAAGTGTTTCATAATATTTTGGAAAGAACTTGAGATAATTTCCAGTACCTATAAAATTAATAGCAATTTTTTTATTCATGTTGACTATCGGCAATGATTTTTTGAATTGAAGGAATATAATGTTTTTGAAGAATCTCTTTCCAATCAAACTTCTTTGAATATTCTACAATTTCTTTTCTATTATTTACAGAATATTCTCTATTCTCAATAATTTTACTCTCAACATACTCCAAATCAGAGATTTTATTTTCAGGAATGACTGTAATAAATTCTTTACTAATATCTAAATTTGCTCTTCCCCATTCGCAAACAACAACTCCAAGTCCAGCAGAGAGTGCTTCCATACAAACGAGTGGATGTGCTTCACCATCAGAAAGTAAAACAAGATTTCCATATTGAGTTAAGTCCTTATATAGTGTATCTTTATCCCATTCACCTAGATAATTTTTAGAAGTATCAAATCTACCATCGGCAATATTTCCCGCATACCAAAGACTAGAAATAGACTGGAACATAAACTGACGTTTTCTATAATCTATCTTTGCAAGATAAATGGAACGATCCGGATATTCCGGATTATCTACATAATCAAATTTAGATCTATTAACTCCATTTGGTGCCAGAAATAACTTATCTTCGGGGATATTCAACAATACTTTATACATATTCCGAATTCCATCAGATAAACAAAAAGTATTCGGTCTAAGACGAGCAAACTCATTAGCAATATTTACATATCCACCAAAGAGTTCGGGTCTTTCTAAGTAACCATAATGGCTTGTAATTGCCTTTGGTTGTTTGATATGGGGATATAAAGTAATAAATTCATCGTAATGAATGTGAACAAAATCAGATCCAAAAGAATCAATATCCTTTAGAATCTGATTATAATCTTTAGTATTCACAATTTGAACTTGGTGCCCCAGAGATTCCAAAGCAATTTTAGTGTCCCATATAAGAATTTCTACCGCACCCCAAGCAAGAGGTGGAATAGGCATAATTCCAGGACCAATTAAAGATATTTTCATAAATTATTTCCAATGAGTAAAATCTAAACCAATTTCTTTGAAATATTGAATCCAAGTTTCTGCAGTATCATACTGAGATGAACGACTGTACTCATGAAACTCAACGTAAAGTTTTTTAATTTTTTTAAAGGATCCACTCTTTTTCATATCTTCAAGGATGGTATATTCCTCACCCTCAACATCCAATTTTAATATTATATCACATCCATCAACATTTAGATAGTCAATGAAATTTACTAATCTAACCTTTGGTACAATAATTTTTTTATAATAATCCCGCACGTAATCTTCTACATTTGTATATGTAACTCCATCTACATCAAATGGAAAATTAAAGGCACCGTCCTTTATTTCTGGAGATTGAATTCTAGAACTTAATCCAAAATAATCTTTATTTAAGGTATTGGGATCTTTCTCTATATGAAATTCAGTAAATCCAGTTTCATCAGAAACTGCAACATTAAAATAATGAATTCCGTCTGTTTTATCTATAAAATCATAGACAGCAGTATTTGCTTCAAAAGAATAAACTTCTTCAATATCAGAATGAAAACCAAGAATTTCAATTAGTCCTTGTTTTAAATTTGTGCCACAATCAATAAAAATAGTCATTTGTAGTATATGCAATTAAAGTTGTGATTGAATCCAATTTTCTAATTTAACTTCTGGATTCCAACCAAAAATTTTATTAATTTTTTTATTATTTGCAAGAGTAATTCTTGACTCTCCTGGTCTAGATGGTAGATTAATGACATTATTTGAAATCATTCTTGCAATTTGATTAATAGAATGATTTGTTCCTGTGCCGACATTATATACTTGCCCAAATGCTTCTGAATCTGGATTAGAAATAGCAGCCATCACATTTGCCTTCACAACATCACTAACATGAGTAAAGTCTCTCCGCTGATTACCATCACCAACAATAGTCAGGGGTTCTCCTGCTGCTTTCTGACGAAGAAAAATACCAATCACCGGAGCATATTGTCCACGTAAAGGTTGACGCTCACCATAAACATTAAAGTATCTAAAGCAAACAGTGGGAAGACCATAAAGACTGGTATACATTTTACACAGTTTCTCACCATTTACTTTTGAAACGGAATAGGGATTTAAACAGTCATCGGGTTGTGTTTCAATATTTGGCGATTGATTCATTCCATATGCAGAAGAGGTTGAAGAATACATTAATCTCTTCACACCTGCCTCTCTTGAGCACTGAAGGACTGTGCATGTTCCAACAGAGTTAATGCTTACCGCTTCAATTGGATTTAAAATTGCTGGTTGAATTCTTGCTTCTGCAGCAATATGAAACACATAGTCAACTCCATCATAGAGAGGACGTGTGTTTTCATAATCACGAATATCGTACTTGTAATTTTTCGCCTTATCATTCCAGTAAAATTGTTCATGAACATCCGAGTATTCATTATCAATCACGACAACCTCGTGCCCCATTTCAAGAAGACGATCTACAAGGTTTGATCCAATAAATCCCGCTCCACCAGTAACTAAACTTTTCATACCATTTCTTGAAATAAACAAAGATGATTCTTACCATTAACCCTATTAAACTTAGTAAAAAGATTCTCTTTTATTTTACAGAGATATCCAATTGCTATTTGTTCATTATTTACATTTTTATTCTCAATCATATAATTCAAAATATTATCAATTTCATTGCCGATATTTTCAACGGCAGTTTTATTTCCACCAAACATACTTCCACAGATAAAAGAACGATTATCCCAAAAATAACTTTCGGATAATGTTTGAGGATTTACAAGGTCAGGATAACATTCAGTATTATACTGGATTAAGAAGGTATTGTCAATTTGTTCCAGTGCTTGAAGAGCATCTTCACTGGGATAATCATTTTCAAGATTACAATCATATAAAAATCGACTGGCACCTGCATCTAACCAAAAGAAAAATTTAGAGTTAAAAGGATTAATCTCAGATGCTTTTTTCAACCACTTAAATTTAGAATATTGAATGACAGGATACATTGAATAATTACACTCAACTCTATTTGTGTCTGCCATATTTTCTTTATAAAATTCAGAATCGATAACTTCCTGAATTGAATCTTTCAGATGAAAATATGGTATTTGTTCTAGTGGTTCAGTAATAATTTCAGTTGGCAAATCTTGTCTGACTTCTTTGATCGTTTCAACCAGAGACTCTTCTGTGAAGATAATAAAAGGACATTTTATTTGCAGTGTCTTTGAAAACCATTCAAGATAATCTTCCCAACTTCTATTATCATCTCTTTGTAGTTCTTGAACATTATAAAGAGATGTAATAATTACAAAATCAGTTTTCATTTTTATAAAGATAGACGATATCATCATACTTATTTTTATTTACCCTCAAATCAACAATTTCAAAAGTATCAAGATATTCAGAGACTTTCCATCCTGGATTATCATCAACATCTTCAATAATATAATAACCACCTGGCTTAAGTTTTGATTTAAGAATGTTCCAAGTTTTTAATGTAAGACCTGGATCATGAGAAGCATCATCAATAATTAAATCAAATTGTGGACAGTTTTCAAATAAACTTGGATCATCTTGCGATCCCTCAGGTAAGAAAATAAATCGTTCCCTCTCTTCTTCTGTAAGTTGGAGATTCGAATATTCTTTATCAAATCCATAAATTTTAGTTGTATCCGAAAAAATGTCTCTCCACATTCTCAAACTATATCCAGAAGATACTCCCACCTCCAAGATACAAAGATCTTTATTATCTTTGACTTTTTCAAATACTTCCGGATAAAAAAGTTCGTAAGAATGATCTGATCCTTTATCACTACAACCAGTCCAAGGGGTAGAACTGTAATGTTGGATGATTTCTTTTGCTTTTTGTTTGAATGATTTTGCCATTTTATTTCATATTTTTAAAATGTTCAAAGTTAACATGCTCAACCCAATTTGGCCACATATTAACTTGTAAAGGTTTGCAAGATTCGTAGTCAAAATTATGAATATAAAATTTGGAATCAATTTTATATTTCTCATACCAATCTGTTGCTTGTTTATATATGATCGCTCCAAAGTCACCCAATCCGATTTTTAAATTTTTCCTAGAGCAAACTTCTATACAATAGTCTCTTACATGAATTACGCCATTTTCATAAACACTTGGAATAAATTCATACCATCCAGATAAAAACTTTTCCATAGATTCTGGTTTTCCCAAGAAAAACCAATCGCAAGGATTATTAGGAAACTCTCCAGCATACAAATGACCACCATTCATTGAACTTTGAAAATATATTGTATTTGACTCTAGAGTAACCTGGGATAATATATCTTTAATTGGTTTAGTTAAAATAACATCTGGTCTAGATTTAATAACGACATCAATATCATTATATTTTTTAGTTTGTAAAAATGCTTGATAGTTGGAATAAGTTTGACTTAGAAGACCATATAAAACTATTGGAGTAATGATTTTATAATGCTCTATACTTTCACCCTTCCAAACATCAAAATTAAATTTTTTAAAGAATGTAATATCAAAATCTTTATACTTTTCAACGCTACAATCAGTTACCTTATATCTTTCTATAAATTGTTTATCTAAATTTTCATCACCAAACCGATCAGTAAACCATAACTTATAAACTTTTTCATGATAAGATTTATCCCACCAAAGATGAGAGCAAACCTTATCATTTTCATCTATCTGATAATTGGAAAAATAACTAATATTTTCATCATAAAAAATAGGTTGTCCAGAAAATAAAAAAGCGCAATTCATTTTTCAAAAATAAAATTTGCAACTTGTAGAGTATATTTCCCACAATGAATTGTAAAAGGATCTGGTTCAGAATAATCACAAGAACCTATCAAAGTTAAACCCGATGATTCAATCAGTTTAACAACTAATTCCGGTTTAATAAACTCACCAAATTTATTTTCAACATCAACATCAGAAACAATAATAAATTTACCGCCAGGTTTGAGGACTCTATAAACTTGTTCTGCAATATCTTTCCATCCCTGATTATTAATTTTATTAGTATGAGATCCATTAAAATGTGTTACAGCGCAAGAATCTATAAAATAATCTACTGAATTATTTTCCATATCCTTAACTTCAGCAAGAGCATCATTCAAAACCATCCGAACTAAACTTCCGGAAAATGAATGACTAACATCGCTAATATCAATTCCGGTTACATCATGACCCAATGAAGAGATGATATGAGGTAGGGGAGAACTAGAACATCCAAGATCTACGATAGTTTTTCCAGTTTGATCTAGTTTTTCAAAATAATCTGCGATTAAACACCACTTCATCAGAGCATCATCATTTTCCCAAGTAACATGGGGAAATTTTTGAAGATACCCATACTCTTTAACTTTACTTCTACAAAACTCTAAATCAATTGCATTCAATAATTTACTATTAAAATTCATTTCAAACAACCTCTTTCCACTGTGCTGAGTTTTCAATAACCTCCATATCAGTAATCAATCCAACTCCAACAATATCTTCGTGATACTCTGAGGTAACATCAGTATATGTTGGGACATATAATTTAGCCCTATTCAATGCTCCCATAACTTCGGATGGTCCACAAATTTTTCCACCACAAACATCATACTTAGCATGTGAAACATATGGGTTTTGGAAGTCGTCAATAAAAATTGTATAATTTTTAAGATTAGTAGTTACAAAATTGACTTCATCAAACAAGGGCCAGGAATACATATGCTGTCCTTTTTCCATCCACTCCCCATGTGCATCGAACCAAAAAACGGTTTTCTTATCTTTTAGATCTGGTTCTTTGGCAAAGACATAATGAAGAATTTCTGGTGATGGCATTTTTTGCATATCAACATTCTTAAAATCCTTTAAGATATCATAAGACACCGAATATCTGTAGTCATCAATCTCACAGGTATATACCTTTTTGTCCGAAAAATTATCAGCAATAAAATAGGAACTTTCAGCATAAGCAGTTCCGGTTTCAATAAAAATATCCGAATCTTTCATACACTCATAAACAGTATCAATAATGTAAGTGTCTCCATGAAAGGGATTACCATGCTCCCAACCTGCTGGATCTTTACTAAAGTTGGCTATTTTGTATTTTGCCATTTTCCTCCGTAATTAGTTGAATAAAGTTCTCTATGTTGATGCAATAATGGATGACCAGAGTTTTTCCAATTTGGATTTCTGATACACTCAGTTTGGTCTGGATTATCGGTATAAGTATACCCAAATAAAGAAAAAAGAAAAGCAAGTAAGTAATCATAACAAATCATTCTTGGATCCAATTCCAAACCACCAGAAAGTTTATCAAGATCATTCATCAACTTATCATACATCCCATAAAATGAAGATGTTTTCATGACACCGCCAGCGGGGCCCCAAGTTCCATTATTTTTACCTCCATTCATTATAACATATTTCTGAATGATTTTGGGCATTACATTCGCCGTTGGTCCGACAAGATCAGCATCAAATGGATGCAACTCTCCTCGTACCAAAACATCTGGTTCCATTAAAACCATATATTCGGTTTTACAAAAGTCACATCCATTTTTTAGTCTTCTCAAAAACTCAAGTGAGATTCCCATAAAAAGGTCAATATCTCCAGAGTTTTCTCTAATATATTGATCTACATCTCTAGCAATACCAACTACCTCCGTAGTTTCTTTTATAGTCTCAATATTTCCAAAATTTTCTTTTAGATAAGAAAAATCTAAACCATTATCAGAAACAAGATAAATTGGATTTTCTGGGTAAAATTGTCTAAATTTTTCCAAAGAATACTCAATCGCCGCCTGCTCTTTGTAGCAGATATAAAATACACCTAAGTCCATACTATTTAATTACTAAAAGAATGTTATTATCAATGTTATTTTTTTCATGAGGTAACTTCATAAGTTTTACATAGTTTAGAGAATAATCATTCTGCAGTTGATTAATAATATTTTCAAAAGCATAATAAGTTGGAAATGTTAGATCCTCAATAATAAATATACCTCCTTCTTTAAGTTTATGGATGGATTCTCTAAAGAAATTTAAATTAGAACTAAATTCATGTTTACCGTCGTCCATAATAATATCAAACTTCACACCAACTAAAGAAGAATTCGTCCACATATTTTGTATGGAATGTGGATCATCTTGATCGCAATGAAAACATTGCACATCATTTATATTTTCTACATGAGAAAAAAATTCATCATTTACGTCTCCAAAATATATTTTAGATTTTGGAAAATATTCTCTCCAACTTTTAGCAGAATCTCCATGATAAATTCCAACTTCAAAAATATTGAGATTTTCATTTCTCAAATGATTAAAAAGATAATCATATAAAGATGAATAATTGTGCCACCCAGGATCGGAGTCTTTTCCTAATAATCCCTTCCAACACCCATACTTATAGAATATTTCACATAAGTCAGTTTTTTGATTTAGTTTATCAAGATTTAAAAATGAAAGTATTTCATCTTCTTTAATTTCAAGTAAGTCGTTTTCCATATAATTTAATAATTCCGTATTTTTTAATTCGCTAATACCAGTAAAATGGTAGTTATCATTATTTACACCACTCCAAAGAAATGGTCTATTTTCGTATCTTAACACCCGATATAAGAAAGAAAATCTTGGAAAAGTTCTAGGTAATTTTCCATCTAGTATATATCGGTACACCAAACAATTCAAAACATCTTGATCGCCACAAGACCATTGAAATTCTGGGTCTGGATTATGATTGGGACTCTTTGCAATTAAATCTTTATTCTTACATAAGTCAAGATACTCAGAAATAAATTTTCTTCCAAAATTATTATTTCTTACTAGGACTCTTGCAGCATTGATGAGATGTGAATTTTTCACTACTCGTTTTTCATCTTCACTGAAGAAATAATCTAATGTATATTCTTTAACAGATGACTTTACATAACAACCTTCCCTTTCCATCTGAAACCAAACATCACTTGAGTTCTCACTCAACATAGTTTCAGAAATGGATGTAATGTTCTCCCAATCAGTTTGCCAATACTGTTCGTTCTTAACAAAATTACCGTCGTGGTATAAAAGTAAAGAACCTTCTGGTATATTTTTTAGCGTATAATCAATCAAAAATGGTTTAAAGTCAAAATAACCAAAATTGTGAACATGAGTATTTTGATCTAAAGGTTCATCATAACAATTACAAATGTCTTCACTATTAGGAAGAAGTTTTAAAGTTCGTTTTGTATGAACAAAAATATCTTCAAAAAATGGCGCTAAACGTTCTTTAATTTGGTTAGATGTTTCTAACAAAGAAAATCCCTCATCATATGGTGGACCTTCGGAGCAAAAAGATAATAGATACATAATAATCAATAATTAACTACTTCAATAAGTTCTTTAACTCTGTTTATATAAGTATGATTTTCTTTAACAAAAAGCATTTGAGATTTAATTAAGTCATAGTTCTCTTTTTCTTTTTGAGCATCAAAGAATAATTGATATGTATCCTCATTATAAATGATATTACCATCAAAAAATTCATATACTGGTTTTGAATTAGTAATTCCCAGTTGACCATAACTAATGTTTTTGAAATTCCTACAAGGAATATAACCCCACTCTTTAAATGCTTTGTGTCTTACATCGGGCGCAAGATAAGATTTTTGAATTATTTTCCTCTGTTCTTCAAAAGATTGAGGACTAATCCAAGGGCAGTTATACTTAAATTCAAGACCTTTCTCTTCACAAGCCCGAATAAAAGGATTTAAATAAACTAAATTATCATACTCAGGTGGTGCAGTTTTACAATCTTTTGGACCACCTTGACCACCACCAATTGTTCCGGCAAAGAATACATAATTTTCTTTGGGAATATACATATCTTCTAAATTTATTTCATCGGGCAATAGGTCAGTTGCCCAGGTTGTATAAAAATAATCATACTCCGAACCTTTCTCAAAATAACAACCAGCACCAATCTTTGTTGCTTTACTGCGGTCTAAAGAATAGTTGTAATTTTTATCAACCCATTTATCAGCATTATATCTAACATCAATCAATCGTCCAACCTTACCAAGATAAGCGCCTGCTCCAGGATTACCTTCTACACGATTATCTTTGTTTCCAATATAATGAACTGCATAAGTTGAATTACTGAATAGAGGAATATTTGGGTTTCCAATAACTGCCCACTGTTCAGTAAAAATTAAAGCATCATTAAACAGTTGAGGATCAAAATTATCTGAACCATCAATCCAATAAGTTTCATATCCAAGTGCCTTAAAAGCATTATAATATCCGGAATGAATATATGAATGTGTATGAGAATATAATTTATACCCCCACACAATAACTCTTTTATGTTTCAAAATGATACCCCCAAATCTAATGACTTTGTTTTAATTTGATTATTTTTTAAATGATTTCTAAGTAATAATTCAACACACCAAATATTTTCTTCAGACATTACTTGATGATAAACTGGTTCAAAATGATAATATAGACTACTCCAAACATTCATAATTTTAGGAGATCCCATTCCAAACCAATCACTAATCATACCTGAAGGTTGATTTAAATCTTGATAATATAAGATATCTGATTCAAATTTTGAATTTAAAAAATCTATCTTAACAGAAGGGCTTACATCATATCTTAAAGTAATTACAAAATCATACTTTACATTATTTTCAATAGAATAATTTTCCCTAAGAAAATTGACCACCATTTTACTATAGCATTGACTATGGCATCTATCAATAGTATACTTTTCAAAAAATTCTATTCCATTTGGATCATCCAACCCATAATCAAAACATTTTTTAATGTTTTCTTCTGTTACTTTAATATTTGAATTTTCCCAATGTTTTGGTTTTTCAAAGTAAAAAGATTTTGGAGCATAGATATCTAAAAGTTTTTTATCCATATCAATGTCACAAGATCTACCCCAATGCCCTGGAGTTCTTTTGCCATAATCTAGATTATTAGGATCATACCAACAATGTAGAAAAACGTCTACATCATTACCATCTATGAGAGTTTGTTTAATTCTTTGAGAAGTTTGTATGGCATTACGTGGTTGACCAGACAAACATAATGCAATTTTCATAAGGAAATTTCTTTTACCACTTTTTTAATTAAAAATTCAATATTTGTATTAGGTTCCCATCCCAAAATTTGTTTTGCTTTTTGATAAGTTCCCTTAGAATATTTATTGGTTTCTTTTGCAACAATTTGCTTATCGAGTGAATAAAACCCATCGAATAGTTCTGGATAATTATCCCAAAGTTTTGATGCTTCTCTATAAATTGGTTTAATATTTGTGTTAAACACTTCACAGATATAACTTGCGATTTGATTTACAGAAACAAGTGTCCCCGTACAAACATTAAAGGTATCATCTGGTTTTTTCTCTAAACATAAATCAATCAATTTGACAACATCATCAACATGAATATAATCTCTACTCTGTTCACCATTAGAATGTAGTATTGGAGAATTATTATTCATAATTTCCCTAACAATATAGTTAATCAAAGGTGGGTGTTTTCTATGAATATCTTGTCTTGGACCAAATACATTAAAAAATCTGAGTGTAGTAACTGGCATACCATAATTTAATCGGTATGATTCGCAAACTTCCTCAGACATTTTTTTAGATAAAGAATACCAAAGTCTTGGATTTACTTTTAAATCTTCAGTAAAAACTTTTTCTTTATTATTCTCGTAAACTGCACTTGTACTTGCAAAAATTACATGGGGAACATTCCATTTCCTAGCACATTCAAGAATATTCATTGTTCCAGAAACATTTACATTAATAGTTTCAACTGCATTAGTTTCACAATCAGGAAGTGCGGTAATAGCGGCAAGATGAATAATACAATCATAATCATCTTTGATTAATTCATTTAGATTAGAATTACAAATACTAAGATTATAAAATTTTCCAAAAGTTTCACCGTTAATGGTTAAATTTTCCAAATATCCATTTCTTAAATTATCAATAAATGTAAGTATGTGTCCTTTTTTATATAAGTAATATCCTAAAGTAGATCCTATTCCACCTGCCGCTCCTGTTAAAAGTATTTTCATTTTAAGAACTCCTTTAAATTATCACTATTTCTTGGTATATTAATTGCCTCGCAAGAAGGATATGGATTACTTTTTGCAAAATCATTGATGATCACTCTCTTACAATGAGGTAATCCCATAACTAGTTCATCATATAAAATATTTTTTTCTTCTAATTCAGAGACCGTTATATCTTTCATATGTTTTGGTCTACTTGTTGTCAAAATTATTTTTACTTTACCTGATGCATATAAAGAATTTAAATAATTAATATTGTCTTGAAGAGGATCGGCATTACCAATATAAGGTGGAAAATGTATAGAGGAGTTTGTTACCAAAGTTCCATCGATATCAACAAATAAACACTTATATTGAGATTTGTACTTGTTCCAAGATTCAAGCGTTCCCCAATCTTTAAAATTAAAAGTTTTAAGACCATAAAAAGTAGAACCAGATAACATCATCTCAAATATAATATGGCTAATATAGCACTCACCTTCCATGTCTTTTAGTTTCTCATAGGTAACACAAAATTCTTTTGCATCAGAGAAAGCATATCCACCACTGGAAAAAGTAGAACTAATAACTTGTTTTTCTACAATATTAGTTACTATTTCATTAATATCAAGTTCAATATAACTTTTAGTTCTAGCATTAATATCATCCATATCATTTAAATCAAAATATGCAATTTGGTTTTTTTCTTCTACCAATTCACATTCATAATATCCATCAGAATCTTTAATAAAAATGAATCCATCTAATGAATTTTTATTTAAAAAATTATAAACAGTCTCTGACTGAGATTTAGTTTGATTGGATAGTAGAATAATATTTGATTTTTTATTTAATTGAAGTTCTTCAAGTTCTTCAGTAAAACCTTTTATAAAATTATATTTGTCTTCATGTTCTTGAAGGCAAATAAAATATATACTTTCAAAAAAATCTAAATTTAATCCTAATATAGATTCTGTGACCATAAATCTATTAGTCATTGGATGTGTTAGCATCCATTTTGGTCTCATATTTGGGAAACGACTAGACCTTCCCGCCATAGGAATTATTAAAGTCCGCATATAACTTTGACGATTTTACCATTGTATCAAGTATACTTCTTTGATCAGAAAAAGTCAAGTAAGGTTCAATTCTCAAACTATTCATTGCTTCTAAAATATCAAATTCATCAGTATCAATAAATTTAGAGTATCTATAATAAAGTTGATTCCAGATATGTTTATAAATTTGCTCCAATCTATTTGACTGTATGTTTTGGGTTTTGATACCCCAGAGATGGTAAAGATCTTGTTTCAATTTGACAAGATCAGAAATAAAACTATCAACATAACAGTCAAGAAAATCAATAAAAAATAATCTATTTTTATGAAAAATAATATTATTAAAAGTTAAATCTCCATGACAAAAAGTTTTAGGAACATAAACATCTTGCTTGCCAATTAAAAGTTCAATGTATTCCAAATAATGTTTATAATAAGTTTTATTTTTTAAAAATTTAATTTTTTCATCAATATTTGATTGAACATTAATCAATCGATAGTTTGAAATAAGAGAATCAAAATATTCAAATAAAGTATCAATGACAAATTCTATATCCTTAATAGAAGATGTAGAAAAAAATTTCACAAAAGATTTTCCAGGAATGTATTCCATATCAAAATACCCGTCCTGAATATTATGAACTTTGGGTGTATCTATATTCTTTAAAATTCGATGAGAAAATAAAACTTGTTTATTAACTTGCAAAAAAAGTCTTGAGTTATAATTGATTGATGAAGAATATTTTCTAAGTACTCTACTATCAATTAATTCAAGTTTACATCCAGATAATCCTACAGAAAAATCTAACATTGAGGATATTGATAAATTTTATGCTACTTTCATTAGAAATAATTTAAATAATATTTTCTAAATACCACTTATAAGTTTTTTGAATTCCATCATATAATCTTATAATGGGTTGCCATCCAAAAGATTTAATTTTGTCTACATTCAGAACTTTCCTTAGAGTTCCATTTGGTTTAGTAAAGTCCCACGAAATCTCTCCAGAAAAACCAACTACCTCAGAAATAATGTTTGCAAGTTCCCATATTCTAACATCTTCACCAGTACCAACGTTGATATGTTCTGACTCATTATAAACCTGCATACAAATATAACATGCTTCTGCAAGGTCATCAACGTGCAAAAACTCCCTCATTGCAGATCCATCACCCCAAAGATTTACTGATTCATTATTTTGAGTTGCATTATGAAACTTGGCAATCATCGCAGGAAGAACGTGTGATGTCTCTAGATCAAAGTTATCATTCGGACCATAAAGATTTGTAGGCATCAAGGAAATAGCGTTAAAGCCGTATTGCTGGCGATATGCCTGACACATCATAATACCAGCGATCTTAGCAATCGCATAAGCATCATTTGTGGGTTCCAGAGGACCGGTCATTAACTGATCTTCGGTAATTGGTTGAGTTGCAAACTTAGGATAGATGCAAGAAGAACCAAGAAACAGAAGTTTTTTAACACCAAAGTTATAAGACTGTTGGATCAGATTGGTTTGAATTTGAAGATTCTCGGTCAGAAAATCTGCCTTATATGTATTATTTGCCATAATACCGCCAACTTTGGCAGCAGCAACAAAAACATACTCAGGTTCTTCTGAACAGAAATACCGCTCAGTTTCATCTTGATTTGTGAAATCTACATCACCACGAGTTCCTTTAATAATGTTAGTATAACCTTTACTTTCAAGATTTCTGACTATTGCCGATCCAACCATTCCATTGGCACCCGCAACTAATACTTTAGAATCACTGTCCATAAACGCACATATCCTCAACCAATTCTTTAAATGAAATTTTAGGTTCCCAACCTAATTTTTCTTTTGCCTTTGCAGCATCACCTAATAAAGTCTCTACTTCGGCAGGTCTGAAATATTTAGGATTGACCCGAATGACTTGATTTCCAGAATAAGTATCATATCCAACTTCATCAAGTCCTTCACCTTCCCAAGCAATCTTCATTCCAAAATAGGGTGCTGCTTCTTCAACGAACTCACGCACCGAATACTGCTCTCCTGTGGCAATTACATAATCATCTGCCTCATCCTGCTGAAGCATTAACCACATCGCCTCTACGAAGTCCCTAGCGTGTCCCCAGTCCCTCTTTGAGTTTAGGTTCCCGAGATATAGTATATCTTGTTCCCCAGTTGAAATGCGTGATAATCCTCTAGTGATTTTTCTTGTGACAAAAGTTTCTCCTCTTCTAGAGGATTCGTGATTGAAAAGAATTCCAGAACTTGCGTGTAGTCCGTAAGACTCTCTGTAGTTTTTTGTAATCCAGTATCCATAAACTTTTGCAACTCCATAAGGTGAACGGGGATAAAAAGGTGTGGTTTCTTTTTGAGGAATTTCTTGTACTTTACCAAACATTTCTGATGTTGATGCTTGATAGATACGAGTCTTATTTTCCATTCCAAGAAGACGAACTGCTTCTAAAATACGAAGAGTTCCAAGACCATCAACCATACCAGTATATTCAGGCATCTCAAAAGAAACCTTTACATGACTTTGAGCACCAAGATTATATATTTCATCGGGTTGAACTTGTTGAATTACTCTTACAAGATTCGTAGAATCAGTTAAATCACCATAATGAAGTTTGATTTGATTGTAAATATGATCTATTCTTTGCGTATTGATTTGAGAGGCGCGACGAATAATACCATGAACTTCGTATCCTTTCTCTAGGAGAAGTTCGGCAAGATATGAACCGTCTTGACCTGTGATTCCACTAATTAAAGCAACTTTCATATAAGAACTACTTTTTTATTATTATAGCAAAAAAGGAGAGTTTATGCAACTCTCCTCAGGGTCTTTTAGGCTCGCCACCAATTCTTTAACTGGAAATTGGAAACCAGGCGGGAGTAAGATCCCATCCGCACCACCAATCCTTGAGAGAGATTGGAAACTCATAATAGGGTCATATTGACTCCACCAGTACTTTTAGAGTCTCTCCGTGACTAAAGGGGGGGTTCCCGACCAGTGCTGTTATAGACCATCCGTGTCTTCATCATCTTGAAAAGATAATGTCCTATCAACAAATCCACTATGAGATATAAATCTATTAATCCATTTTTCTTGCTCGTCAATAGGCATACTATAAAATAAATGGTAAGCTGCTTTTCTTTGAGATTGACTTCTTTTAGTATGACATACTTTGCATAGAACTTGTATATTATCAAGTTGACTAATAAGATCTTGTTTACCAATAGAAAGAAAAGATTGTCTAGATTTTTTTAATCCTGGATTAATATGATCATATTCTAAATTTTTTTTAGATCCACATTTGCAACACTCATACCCACAATGTTCGTGTATAATATCTCTATTTCTTTGTCTTTTCTTTTCTTGATTATTTTTGGCAACCTGTGGATTTTTAGAATAATATTCCCTCGCTGTTTTTTTACGGAGTTCTAAATTTGCGTAAGACATAGGTTATGAATATTTATATTAATATTTATAATCTATGTATATTTACGATATGCAGGAACTCCTTCAGAATCAAGCCAGCGAGTGTAATTAACATCTTCCATAGCAGTCAAACACTGCATCTGATTATCAAAAAGATAGATGTCATTCCATCGTTTGGTATAATAATCTTTTTTCTGAAGACGATAATCGGGTTTGTTGTTAAGTTCAATAATACCTTTTTCAACAAACCGATATTCTTCTCGTTCTAATAGAACTTTAGGTTGAATCATTTTACTTCAACAGTTTCAAGGTCCTGAATGAGATAATCAATTAGAATATCATAATTATCAAGAGGGTCATCAGAAAAAATAACTCCTTCATTTTGATAAAACTTACGAACTTTTTTATAAAGTTTCGGATTCTTTACATCAAGATAAAAATCACCATTCGCTGCGGCACGAAGAGTACTAATATCTTTCTTGAATTTGATAGTCAGAGACATCGCTTTGATTTGTTTACCTTGTTATTATAGTGTGATTTGAGTTTTACGTCAAGTATACCAGTTAGAGAACTGGCAATCGGGGTGACTGGGATCGAACCAGTGTCTTCTTGCTCCCAAAGCAAGCCGTCTACCGCTGACTTACACCCCGTAACACCACTATTTATTTCAGTGTATGATTATTATACTACTTCTTATGTCTCTTGTCAAATGGTTCCCAGTGTTGCCACCCATATTCATGAACTGCCCATATACCAAGAATTGGAGGTGCTGTCAAGAGAAGACCTATTATAAAAAGTGATGCCTGATTGTCGAATAATTTTTCTACAAGATGAAGCATTATCTGTGCTCTCCACTTCCGACATATAAAATAAACATCACAATCATCATTACAAAAACTGATTGAATAACTTGATAGGTCATTATCCTCTGTTTAATTGATTAACAACGGTTAAAAGTCCGTGAGCATAAAAACCCAATAATATGGCACCAATACAGGCACTAATGACTGATGCCGTTTTATTGTGCCTATCCATCGCCTTCGCAATAGACTGGTCTATCATTTCCTGAATCTCATCCTTATCCATTTTGTAAGAAGTCATAATACTTGTCTCTAATTTCTCTATCCACATCATCAAGACTCGTTAATGGAGGAATCCATTCTCCATTAATAAGTTTATCAGCAAATCTATAAACACTTGTATCAATAATTATTTTTAATCTAGTAAAAGAACTTAAAATAAACGCTCTCTTCTGAAAGTGTTCGTCCTTAATTCTCATTGCTTTCCGTTAAGATATTTTTCTAATGGATCTCTTTTTGATTTAACTATTTCACACGCTCTGGTGTAAAACATATTATTAGTATTCCCAGACTTCTCAAAAGTCTGCTTGATCTTCACCCAGTTGTCATAGGTGTGTTGATCCATAGAGTTTTAAGTCGAATACTACTAATTATGCTAATGAGTATTTTGAGTCTGTCAACTTTGTGAGGATTTATTGACATTAACGGAGAGAACAGGAATCGAACCTGCGAAGCTTTTAAACCCAGCCGCTTTCAAGGCGGTGTCCTCGACCAACCGGACTCTCTCCAATAAAAGTCCTTAACGGACTTCAAAATCAAGTTTTCTCACCTTACGTTGGCGTCTTGCTTCTTGCCAAGCAATATCCTGAGAGGTAAGAACACCAGATTTTTCTTTGGTACTCATAGAGTTTACCATAACAATCTTGGATAAGTCAAGTGCCGTAATATTTTCATTATTACGAATGGTTGCCATATTAGGACATCCACAAGTAATCGTTTTACCAGACTTACCTTCTATCTCACTTCCGCAAGACTTACATCTAATTTTTAAGTTTTCCATCGCTATAATTAATTATTCAGTAAATGATCTTAACATCCAAACTGCTTTTCCGTGAGATTCGTTTAAATCGTCAACAAGATTAATAGTTCCTTTTGAGTTTTGCTTCTCTGCTTCATCGGACACTTCGGTAAGCATCTCAATAATTTTCTTATGGTCTCCCATCAATTGCTCAACCATAGTCTTGGCATCAATGGACTGTGCGCTATTTGATGCCTGCTCCACCCCAGAAACCTCTGTAATGCGTGATAGGGTGCTTACGGGTTTCATACCCAGAAATCTCATATGTTCGGTGATACGGTCGATTTCTTCAAACATTTCCTCATATTGAGCACCAAACAAATCGTGATATTCCTTAAAATTAGGTCCCACCACATTCCAGTGATAGACCCAAGTTTTATGAAATAAAACAAAAAGTGATGCCTGAGTATCACTCAATAGTTTGAATAGTTTTTCCATTACTCAAAGGTGTGCTTTTGAGTATTTATAATAAGTGCCCGATACAGGTAATGCTCCTGTCGATGTCTGAGTGTAAATCAGGTCCCTTCACTTGCTGGGTCATCGGGCAATTTAATAACTCCTGCGTGAATCATTCTATGGCAGTTAGAACATAAAAGAACGCATTTGTCAAGTTCTAGTTGAAGTTTATCCCAACCAATACTATTGCGAGTTAAATTAAACTCTTTGATTGATGGGTCCAAATGATGAAAATCTAATGCAGAATAATGTTTATCAAATCCACAACAAATACATTTTCCACCTTTGTATTCTAACATTTTATGTTTAGTTACTACAAATTGCTTACTTCTGTATTTGTTAAGGCAAGATTTACAAGCCCATCTTTTTTTGGAACTGTAAGTATTCAAATTCGTAAGTTTTACATTACAGAACTTACAATTATCTACATATTTTGGTTCTTTGTATGTGCTAAGATTATATTTTCTTAACCAGTGTCTGACTGAACCTTCACTTTTATTTACAAGTTTTGAGATTTGCCTGATGCTTTTTCCGGCAGACACCAATTCGGTTAAATACTTCTCTTCCATAATAGTAGCACATTTCTTATATTATTTATACAAGAAGTGTGTTAAAAATTAATTAGATTCTAGCATATACTCTACGGTATTGGCAATATCATTCATAGCATCACGAAGATTTGGTCTTTGTCCCGATTCTTGCTTAATGATAGGACGATGATCGTCAGTTAAAATCCACCGCCACTGCTTCATACCCTCACAATACCAGAGATTAATTTTCATTCTTTTGATACTCTAATTCAATCCATTTAAGAAGTGCGTTTGCTTCTGCTCTTTCACTTTCATTCATTAAAGGTCCAAATTCATCAAGATAAAAACCCAATGCTTTAATGGTTAATTTTCTATCACGCTGGGAAATAAGAGACATAATCCTCCTAACTCATCATTTATAATACATTAAAAAGGGGGTTGTGTCAACCCCCCATCTATATCAGTTTGCGATACGCTTCACGGCAAGTCGTGATTTGTTGAGAATACTGCCCGCAAGAGGAACATAACCCAAATCATCAGCAATCATTTGTGCCTTAGAACTCAGAGCATAGTTGAGTGCCTTCTGAATATCATCTGCCTTTGCTCCATTACCAGTCTTATAGGCAAGAATCCAAGTCAGAGTGGAGATAGGATAAGCACCAGAGGCAGAAGGATTAGGACTTTCTCCAGCAAGATTTGCATCCAGTTTGATGGAGTTAAGAGCAATAGCACCACTCTTGGCAGTAGGAAGAACAAACTGTCCTGACTTATTTTGAAGAGCGGCAACTTGCAGTTTGTTTGCTCTTACAAATCCAGTATTCACATAACCAATTGAACCTGCGGTTTGACGAATTGTTCCAGAGACACCTTCATTTCCTTTACCACCAATACCAACGGGCCAATTGACGGACTTACCTACACCAGGTTTCCAACCACCGAAGGCATCCAGAGAGTTGGTAAAGGCATAAGTGGTTCCAGAACCATCAGAACGATGAACAACGGTCATAGGACCTGCAGCACATCCAACTGCTTTCCAGTCCTTGATGCGACCTGAGAAAATATCCACAGTTTGCTTCTGAGTGAGTTTCAGAGAGCATCCTGGTTTATTATAGGCAATCGCAATCGTTCCACCCACCATCGGGATTTGAACGACACCACGCTTCACTTTAGCCGCCTCTTTTGAGGAAATAGGCTCGTCCGTTGCTCCAAAGTCAACTGTACCCGCAATAAATTGACGAACACCAGCACCAGAACCAACGGACTGGTAATTTACACGATTACCAGTTGCAGCATAGTCCTGAAACCAGCGTTGGTAGATGGGTGCTGGGAAGGTGGCACCAGCACCATTCAAAGCAGGTCCAGCAAGTGTTGCTACGGGAGCAGCAACCAGACCAGCAACAATAAGATTTTTGAGTTTCATAAAAAGTGAATAACTACAGGGCAATTCTAAAGTAAAGGAAAGATAAAGTCCACTAAGATTTGGTTAAGAAGTTCATAACATAAAAAAACCACCCAAAAATTGGGTGGTTCCACTCAGGTTATGAGTGATTTATCAGAAGGTGAACTTGGTCTGAACCACTCCACCCCAAGAAGATTCACCTTGGAACCTTTGGTTGTTGCTCACATAGAAGAGAGCAGGAGTGATGCTGATGTTGTCAGATACGCGATACTTGTAGAAGACTTCAAGCATTGTGGCATCATCACCAACGAATTCAGAATTACCAGGTTGACCCACGGCAACACCAGCGGTATTACCTTGAGCAAATACATCAGACCACTGAAGTCCGACATACCAAGTATCAGAATCGGTGGCACCAGTTTTAGAACCACTACCATCCACATCGTTGTATCCGTAACCTGCTGAGATAGAAGGAACGAATCCACTCTCAGAAGGTTGCCAATAAGCACTCAGAGCAACGGCGTTGCTTTCCTGACCTGCAGCAAGGGCACCAGAACCGCCACCAAGAGCGTTGAAGGTGCGAACACGACTGCCCTCAGTACCATAACGGTAAGCAACGGCAGCACCCCACTGAGGAGCACGATAACCAACCTGAGCAAGGAAGTTGATTCCAGAATCAGAGTTGAATACGCCAGTTTCAGAACTGTCGCCATCTTGGGAGACATAGTTCAGACCAGCAACGAATCCACCTTGACCTTTCTTGGTGGGTTGCTTCCACTGAGCACCAAAACCAGCACCAGTTGCCTTGTTATAGACACCAGGAGCGCCAGCAAGTTGGAAGAAGTCCAGGATTTCCGACTTATAAGCAGTAGGAACCCAAGTCATCTCGGTGTTACGAACCAGAGGACCAGCAGTCAGAGTTACACTCTTACTAACTGGGAACTGATAGTAAAGACGGTCAATTGTAACCTGATCGGCAAGAGATTCTGCCTTATCAAGTTTGAACAGAGAAGAACTGGAACCAAAAGGATCGCTACTGAAGTTACCAGAACGCAGACGAGTGCGGAGCAGGTCCTTACCAGTGAACGAGGTATCAAAGTTCAGACGAACATCATAGTTAAATGCGGTATTACCCACATCGGCACCTTTATTGGTTACAAGACCAGGAACGCCACCAAGAACGAAGTTTACCTCACCCTTGAGTTTAGTTGTGGTAGAGAATTGTGTTGCTTCCAAGTTTCCAACACGACCCTCCAGACCATCAACACGACCCTTGAGTA